ATGTCTACAAATGCGCGTTTATTTGAATATATAGATGTTAATCCAAAAGAGATACTTACTAAAGGCACACTTGCAAAGAAAATATCAATGGACAAGCTCCAGCCTTTTTGTCGTGATATACCAGAGTATGAATTAGCTGAATATACTGGAGGAACTAAGTTTCGCAATGGTGATACAATTATGGCTCGAATTACCCCTTGTCTTGAGAATGGGAAAACAGCTATGGTAAATATCTTGGATGAAAACGAGGTGGGATTTGGCTCGACTGAATACATTGTATTTAGGGCAAAAAAGGAATTAACAATACCTGATTTTGTTTACTACCTTGTATGTAGTTCGTTTGTACGGGAGCTAGCAATAAAGTCGATGGTTGGTTCATCTGGACGACAAAGAGTACAAACGAATGTTGTAGAAAATCTTGAAATTGATTTTCCTTCACTTACTGAACAAACCCAAATTGCGAGCGTACTGAAATCCTTAGATGACAAAATTGCTCTCAATAATAAGATAAACAATAATTTAGAGCAACAAGTTTCTATCCTTTATCAGTCGTGGTTTGAAGATTTCGAAATTACAAATGGTGTCTGTCCTGAAGATTGGAGCTATCAAGAACTTTCATCAATTGCAGATATTGCAAGCGGAAAACGTCCACCTGTAAAGTCAAATGTTTGTAATCAAGAAACGCCCATTTCTATTGTTGGTGCGGCATCAGTTATGGGATTTACTTCTGAAGCAAACCACACAGATAAAATTCTCGTTACCGGTCGAGTTGGAACACACGGCGTTGTTCAAAGGTTTAATACTCCTTGCTGGACTTCTGATAATACACTTGTAATAACAAGTCCTTATTACGAATTTACAAATCAAATTCTGCACAGAATTGATTATTCATCAATGAATCGAGGTTCAACGCAACCACTTATTACACAGGGAGATATGAAAAAGGTAGTTGTGTTAGTTCCTGACGAGAATACACTTGCGAAATTCGAGGAATTTGCAGGTTCATTGATGATTAAATGGGAAGCAAATAACAAAGAGAATGTCAAACTTGCTTCGCTAAGAGATACCCTCTTACCCAAATTGATGTCCGGTGAGCTTGATGTCTCCGAAATAGACCTTTAAGCCGCTAAATTATTGTTTAGTTTTTTAGAAAAGGAAAAAGATATGATTCAACAATTTGATCTATTTCAATCACACAACATCAAAGGGTTTTCGTCTGAAAGTAATTTTGATGAATCTGTAAATAAAAAAATCGTGTATCATTACACTTCACCAAAAGCCTTTTTATCCATACTGGAAAATAAGCAAGTATGGTTTACTGATGTCAGATATATGAATGATAAATCCGAAGGAAAATTCATTGTGAAGTTGTTAGTGGAATTTATTGAAAAGCATTATAATGATTATCCTAATTTTTGCAATGCAACAAATGAACTCCTCAAAGGAAACAACTTTGAAGATTTAAAAGATATGAGAGAAGAAAATATCAAATATACTGATATAAGTGGGCTTAAATACATAGCTCAGAGGCATTTTTTGTTTTGCCTCAGCACAGGACCAGACTTATTGAATATGTGGAACTATTATGTCTATAACAACACTTATCAAGGATATAATATAGGTTTTAATCCTGTATCATTTTTGAAGTCCTTTGATGTGGATATTAAAGATAATAAAATAAACTCTTTTAGTGTAAACTATGGACAAATAATATATGATTATAAAAAACAAGAAGATGAAATAATGCATTTCGCCGCCAAATTAGAAGAAATCTTCAACAAAAAAAATAATGCTCTTGGATATCTGATGATTGAAATAAGAAATTATATAGAAACACAGGGATACTTTTACAAAAGCAAGGCTTTTGAAGCAGAAAATGAATTTCGTGTGATGATCACTATTGCGGACAAAAGAGTTCCCACGCAGAAAAAAGATGCTCAAAAATACAGTGGAATACATAACAAGAAAATTTGTGAAAATGTGTGTATTAAAAATGGACTCATAGTTCCATACCTAAGTGTAGAATTCCCTGTTGAAGCCATTAAAAGAGTTACGATGTCTCCTATTACGGAGACAGAAATCACGAAATCAGGTATAAAGGAGTTTTTCAGGATAAACAATATTCCGACATCTATACCAGTTTACCAATCGAAAATCCCGATAAGATATTAATCAAACTTTCTGTGGGTGGCAGAGTATTCAATTGAGAATCACCGCCCCATAGTCGTTCTCTAAAAATAAACATAAGGAGAATTGACTATGAAACAAAATTTAATCAAAGATATTGTTCAAGGAATGTTACCGTATTTAAACAATGCACAAAGCGAAAAGCTGCAAGAGGTGTTGCAATACACCCTTGCAAGGTATGAGGTAACGGAAAGCAAGCAACAAGAGAATAACTCAGAGCAGAACCATGTGGAGCTGTTTCTGTCGGCAAAGCGAATTGAGGGCTGTTCCGAGAAATCTCTTAAATACTACAAAGCAACTATCGAAATGATGATTGAAACCGTCGGAAAAAGCATTAAGCATATTGAAACCGACGACATAAGGCGATACCTGACGGAATATCAGGAAAAGAAGAAGTCAAGCAAGGTAACGATAGACAATATTCGCCGTATTCTTTCCAGTTTCTTCTCTTGGCTGGAGGACGAGGATTACATACTGAAAAGCCCGGTAAGACGTATACACAGAGTAAAAACCGGGACAAACATCAAGGAGACATACTCCGATGAAGCGTTAGAGCTTATGAGAGATAACTGCACGGAACTTCGAGACTTGGCGATTATTGATATGCTGGCTTCAACGGGTATGCGTGTTGGCGAAATGGTACTGCTTAATCGAAATGATATTGATTTCAACGAAAGAGAATGTATCGTGTTTGGTAAAGGCAGTAAGGAACGAGTAGTCTATTTTGACGCTCGCACAAAGATACATTTGCAGAACTATTTGGAGAGCAGGACGGACGATAATCCGGCATTATTTGTGTCGTTGAAATCACCGCACAAAAGGCTGAAAATCGGTGGTGTTGAAGTCCGCCTGAGAGAATTTGGAAGGCAATTAGGACTTAACAAGGTACACCCGCACAAGTTTAGGCGTACACTTGCAACTATGGCAATAGACAAAGGAATGCCCATTGAGCAGCTTCAACAGCTCTTGGGGCATAGAAAGATAGATACGACCTTGCAATATGCAATGGTAAAACAGAGCAATGTTAAGATTGCCCATCGAAAATACATTGGATAGAGAGGAAAAGATTATGGCTGAATGGTTGAAAACTTCACTGATAGATATAGTGGAACTTATCGGTGGTGGTACTCCAAAAACATCTAAAGCAGAGTATTGGGGAGGAAATATTAACTGGTTATCAGTTAAAGATTTCAACAACGAAAACCGATATGTCTATTCCACAGAAAAAACTATTACAGAAGAAGGACTTAATAACAGCTCAACGAAATTACTTAGAAAAGATGACATCATCATTTCAGCTAGAGGAACTGTTGGAGAACTGGCTATGATACCGTTCCCGATGGCTTTTAATCAGTCTTGCTATGGTATAAGAGCTAAAGATGGCATCAATAGTACCTTCTTGTATTACTTGATAAAACATAGCATAAGAAAGCTAAAATCAATGACTCACGGTTCAGTATTCGATACGATTACAAGGGATACTTTCGCAAATATTGAGGTTGCTATACCGGATATTGAAACGCAACAGCGTATAGCCAAAATGTTAGCTGATATTGATGATAAAGTTGAGAACAATCAGAGAATAAACAATAATTTAGCGGTTTAAATCTCGGTGTCGGAGACATCCAGTTCGCCGGACATCAAACGTGGTAAAAGGGTATCTCTCAAGTCTGCTAAGTGGGCATTTTCATCTCTTAAGTTGCGGATTTGAGCGAATATTGGTTGAATCAAATCATCAAATGCACTCAAAGCTTCCTTGCTTGGTATGATTGCCGGTACTTTCTTTAGGTTTTGTTGGCTAACCTTTTGCTGAACCGCTCCGGTAACGATTGATTTAATATTTGTTAGGCTGAAGAGCAAATACAATTCCTCAACCGAAAAGCCCTCTTTTCCTGTTATGATGTGAGCGTGATTATTAACCCAAAATTGTCCATAGACATATTGAAGAATAGGGAAACCTAAGCTATCAACAACTGTGCCATCTTCTCCAAGCAAAAGGTAAATGCCGTCAAAAAGGTAATTGTCAACATAGTCCATCAGAGATGTAGCACCGTAGTAAGGGTATATTTTCTCCATTTTATCTCTTTCTGGACCAGAAAGAGGTACTCGTTTAGAGTCGTGAAGCTGAATAATATCGCCGACTGTCCCAAGATGCCAGCCATCAGGAAGATTACCTTCAGTTGAAAAGGGAGAAAAATCAAAAAACCAATCTTTATAGAGAGCTTTAGCTTGCTGCTCTAAATTATTGTTTATAGAAAGGATGATGATAAATGAGTAAAAATAAGATATTAACTTGTTACTCCTGTGGAAATAAAGGCTTAATGAAGTATATAGGAAGTTTTAATAACTCCGATTACGCAGAAGATTACGACGATTTTGGAAACGTGATTTATCATCAACTGATTGAAGATACAGAGTGGATGTTATATGAGTGTCAAATTTGTCATAACCCTGTGTTGGTCAGTGAATATACTTGCGCAGGTATGCCAGATGGATATTCTGAAGTAAAAATTGAATTTCCTGACTTAAATGTTCATAATAAAGGCGTTCCCAAAAAAATAAGGACTGCATTTTTAGCAGCGGTTAGAACGAAAGGTATAGATAAAGCAATTTGTTTGCTATCCTTACGACGAACCTTAGAGATGATATGCAAAGATAAGAATGCAGTAGGGAAAGATTTGCAAAGTAAAATTGCCGATCTTGTAGACAAGAAAATTTTACCAGAGATGATGAATGATGCTTGCTGGGTTTTGAGACAATTAGGAAATGATGCTGCTCATGCTGATGATATAGAATTCACTGAAAGCGAAGTAAGAGAATGTATTGATTTTGTTTCAATTATTGTAAATTACCTATATTCTATGCCCATAAAAGTCGGAGAATTAAAAGAAAGAATAACAAAGAGAAAAGAAAATAAGGAGTGATAGTGATGCCGGGATTATATACCGAAGCCGATTATGAAAACTCTGTAATCGAGCTATTTAGAAACAATTTGGGATATGAGTATGCGTATGGTCCCGATATAGAAAGGGATTTTTACTGTCCGTTATATGAGGAGGTTCTGATTGACTCCCTGTATCGTTTGAACAGAGGTCTGCCTGATGACGCAATTCAGGATGCCTTATTCAAGCTCAGAAACTTTGAAAACGGAGAGCTTGTGCAGAAAAACGCTGTCTTTATGGACTATTTGCAAAACGGTGTTCCTGTTAGGTATTTTGTTGACGGTGAGGAACGCTCCTCTATCGTCTATCTCGTTGACTACAAAAATCCCGACAATAACTCCTTTATCGTTGCTAATCAATGGACTTTCATTGAGAACAGCAATAAACGCCCTGATGTAATTCTCTTCTTGAACGGCTTGCCGGTAGTTTTGGTTGAGCTGAAATCTCCCTCCCGTGAAGAAACTGACGCTTCCGAAGCGTACAGACAGCTCCGTAATTATATGCAGGAAATTCCGTCAATGTTTGTATATAACGCCATCTGTGTTATGAGCGACCAGTTGACCTCCAAAGCGGGTACGATCACCTCCGGTGAAGACCGCTTTATGGAGTGGAAAACAAAAGACGGCGACTATGAAAATACACAGTATGCACAGTTTGATACTTTCTTTGAGGGTATGTTCCAAAAGGCACGACTGCTTGATATAATCAAAAACTTTATTTGCTTTTCTAACGAGGGTATCAATTCGTTTAAGATACTCGCAGGGTATCATCAATACTTTGCAGTCAGAAAAGCGATTGAATCCACAAAGCACGCTACCGTTACCGATGGTAAGGGCGGCGTATTTTGGCATACCCAAGGCAGTGGAAAGTCGCTGTCTATGGTGTTCTATGCTCATTTGTTGCAAGAAGCGTTGGACAGTCCGACGATTGTTGTAATTACCGACAGAAACGACCTTGACGACCAGCTTTATGGTCAGTTTGCAAAGTGCAAAGACTTTTTGAGGCAAGAGCCGGTACACGCTACTTGCAGAAAGCTGACAGAAACTTCGGGTAAAAATGATGTGGGATTAAAGGACTGGTTGGACGGCAGACAGGCGAACGGCATTATTTTTACCACTATGCAAAAGTTCGAGGAGTCTCACGAAGCGTTATCCCAACGCCACAACATCGTTGTTATGGCAGACGAAGCGCACCGTGGACAATACGGACTGACAGAAACCGTGGACGCTAAAACCGGTAAGGTAAAAATCGGTACGGCTCGTGTTATCCGCAACACCTTACCTAACGCTACATATATCGGCTTTACAGGCACTCCTATTTCTTCAAAAGACCGTAGTACCCGTGAGGTATTCGGTGACTATATCGACATTTACGATATGACACAGGCTGTCGAGGACGGAGCAACCCGCCCAGTTTATTACGAAAGCCGTGTAATTAAGCTCAATCTCGATGAAGCAACGCTACGGATGATTGATACCGAGTATGATATTATGTCCGCCAATGCCGATGAAGAAGTTATCGAAAAGAGCAAGCGTGAACTCGGTCAGATGGAAGCAATCCTCGGCAATGATAACACCATCAATTCGCTAGTAAGCGATATACTCGACCACTACGAGAACAACAGAGAAAACCTGCTGACAGGTAAAGCAATGATTGTTGCTTATTCTCGCCCTATCGCTATGAAAATTTACAAGCGTATCTTAGAACTTCGTCCTGCTTGGACAGAAAAGGTTGCAGTTGTTATGACTTCCGGCAACAATGACCCGGAAGAATGGCGTGAAATAATCGGAAACAAGCACCACAAAAACGAGCTTGCAAAGAAATTTAAGGACAACAACAGTCCGCTTAAAATTGCGATTGTTGTTGATATGTGGCTTACAGGCTTTGATGTGCCGTCTCTTGCAACAATGTACGTTTACAAGCCTATGTCCGGACACAATCTTATGCAGGCTATCGCCCGTGTAAACCGTGTGTTCCGTGATAAAGAAGGCGGTCTTGTTGTTGACTATGTCGGAATTGCAACAGCTTTGAAGCAGGCAATGAATGACTACACCTCCCGTGATAAAAAGAACTACGGCGATACCGATGTAGCAAAGGTTGCATATCCTGAATTTCTTAAGAAGTTAGATGTGTGCCGAGATAAATTTCACGGATACGATTACTCCAAGTTCAAAAACGGAACAGACCTTGAAAGAGCAAAAACAATCAGCGGTGCTGTCAACTTTATTATGGGCAGAGAAAAGATTGATGATAAAGACTCTTTCGTAAAAGAAGCCCTTATGCTTCATCAGGCATTATCTCTCTGTTCTTCTTTGGTTGATGAGGACAGCAGATTTGAAGCGGCGTTCTTTGAGTCTGTGCGTGTACTGGTTCTCAGATTGACGAATACCGGTGTGGACAAAAAGATTTCTCTGCCGGAAATGAACGCAAGGATTAACGAACTCTTAAAACAGAGTATCAAGAGTGAAGGCGTTATTAACCTTTTCTCGGATATTAAGGAAGAATTTTCTTTGTTTGACCCGAAATTTCTTGAAGAAGTTGCCAATATGAAAGAGAAGAATCTTGCGGTTGAGTTGCTTAAAAAACTTATTGCAGAACAGGTTTCAGTATATCGAAGAACTAATGTGGTTAAATCCGAGAAATTCAGCGAGATTATGCAGCGTTCGCTCAATGCATATTTGAACGGTATGCTGACCAATGAAGAAGTCATTGAAGAAATGCTGAAGCTGGCAAAGCAAATTGCGGCAGCGCAAAAAGAGGGCGAAGAACTCGGACTTACTGCTGATGAGCTTGCCTTCTATGATGCTTTGACTAAGCCACAGGCAATTAAAGATTTTTACGAAAATGACGAGTTAATTGCAATTACAAAAGAACTTGCCGATACTCTCCGCAAAAACAAGACGATTGATTGGCAAAAACGAGAGTCCGCAAGAGCAAAAATGCGTATGCTTATCAAAAAGCTCCTGAAAAAGCACAAGTATCCGCCCGAAGGTATGGAAGACGCTGTGCAGACGGTTATGACACAGTGCGAGCTTTGGACTGATAATGTAATGGAAGTGTAAACAGACATAAAAGTAAGCCCCAATTTACAAAAAATAGGTTTATGGAACCGATATTTTGCTTATTGCAATACGGAATATTGTAAAAAATTGTAAATAACTATTGCAATATTTTTATGAATGTGATACTATTTAGGTATTCTCCTTGTTACCTAAGTTGTTAAGAAAAATAAATTAAAAGATTAAATCGGCGAAAAGCTAGATCAAAGGTAAAACTTTGAATTTGAATTAAGATGAAACGGTGCTGAAACATTGCACTGAAGCAGATGATTTTAAGTCATTTTTGAGTTCCTTAGGGTAGTGTACCCTTTTTTACTCGAAATCAATGAAAATTAAATAGAAACATAATCGACTATGTTATATTCGATTATGAAAGACGAAAGAGTACAATTTTGATTTGTGCTCTTTTTTGTTTGCAAAACTAACACGAGAACCCTTCCATACGAGGGTTAAATGGTATAAATACTGTATGGAAATAAATCATTTATAACCGACCGATAATATAAATCATGTTATAAGTCAAAGAGAAAATTTAGTAATCAGCACTAATGTTTAGTGCCTATAAAAAGTCCGTGATGACAGGACTTAAAAAAGTCATCAAAAAATAATTTTTTTAAGGAGGTTATATTATGCAATATAAATTTAAAAATTTAGTTACCGTATGGATATTGTGTTTTGATGCAGTAGTATGCAAAACAGCAAAAATATTACATCTAAAGATGTTAAAACAAATGGGAGTGAAACCTTTGGTAATGTTGTAAAAACTATTATGAGAAATAATGGCATCACCTGGGAGGATATCAAGTTGATAACCGAATTTTCAAATGATACCATTAACAGTTTGATCAATCATTACGATATCACTTTCGGAAGACTTAAGGTGTTTCGTTTTATGTTTGCATTAGCGTTATATATTGATGTAGATATAATCTATTCATTGTTAACTAAAGCCGGAATATGCAGAACGGACACCGTAATATCGAATACAGCGTATGAGATATTAGAAGAGATTCCCGAATACCTTAATGAGGGCAAGGATGAGCTTGATCCTATTCAATATGCTATTGAAAAAGTAAATAGTTATATTGAAAATAAGATAGAGAATGATAGATTAGCTCGAATGCTTAAGCTTCATTAAGATATGATTATTAAGGCACATTGCAGTATTTTGCAGTGTGCCTTGTTTTTTTACAATTTGTGCGTTTGCAAAATTAACAGTTTTTTCATTTGTCAATCCAGTAAATCGGAGTGACTGATAAAAATCAGAAATGTATAATATAGCCATCATCGATGATAATTTATTATTTGAAAGGATTTTAAAAATGAACATTAACTTAATTGCGATTGATGCCAACAAGACAATCGGCAAAAATCCTGTGCTTGTAGATGTTGCACCGTCATATGTATATGAGAACGGCAAAAGAACAGGTGAGGTCAGCGGATTTAAGTACATCGTTGCCTTGCCTGATAAGGCTTTTGAAAAGCTGACGATCAAGATTGACGGCGAGTGCAAACTTGAAAAGCCTGATGACAGGCATTATCCGGTGGTCATCTTTGACGGACTTGAGATGCGTCCGTATTGGACTCCCGAGGGCTACAAGGTTTCTGCAACGGCGAAGAATATTCGTGCTGTCAATGCGGGAAAGGCTTAAACTGCACCAAATCAGTCTTTGCATGGTGTGCCTTAAGCACACCGTGCAGAGACTCTGCGATAGGGGTAGTATTACCCCTATCGTAGCAATGTAGCAGTAGCAGGGAGGTTGTATGGGAAGTACAAATCTTCAGTCGAGAAAATGGCTTTTGACCGTAAACAATCCGCTTGATTACGGACTGAATCATGCTGAAATCAAGAACATTCTGCATCTGTTTAATCCTGATTATTTTTGCCTTGTGGATGAGATCGCAACAACAGGTACAAGGCACACGCACATTTTCATTTACTCAAAGTCACCAATTCGCTTTTCAACATTGAAAAAACGCTTCCCTATCGCCCACATTGACAAGGCTAACGGAAGTGTAATCGAAAACCGTGACTATCTTCGCAAAGATGGTAAGTGGAAAGGCTCTGATAAGGAACATACGAATCTTATTGATACATTTGAAGAGTTCGGTGATGTGCCAAAGCCTGTTGATGAGAATTCTCCTGATATGTCTGAATTGATTGAAGAAATTGAAAACGGACTTGATACATATGAAATCATCAAGCTCCATCCGAAATATGCTTTTAGGATAAAAGAAATTGACGCACTCAGGCAGACCGTACTTTCAAATATTTTCCGTGAAAAGAAACGTAATGTTACCGTTTACTATGTTTACGGAAAGTCAGGAACAGGCAAAACAATGGGAATATACCAAAAACACAGAGCGTCCGATATTTGCAGAATTACTGCTTATCGCCGTAACACAGGAATAAATTTTGACAGCTATCACGGACAATCTGTACTTGTCTTTGAAGAATTTGCATCGCAGATTCAGATAGAAGATATGCTGAACTATCTTGATATTTATCCGCTTATGCTGCCTGCAAGATTTAATGACAAGGTCGCTTGCTATGACACGGTGTATATCACCTCAAATATTTCTCTCAGTGAGCAATACAGCGAGGTTCAGCATTATAAACCTGAAACATGGAAAGCTTTTATACGAAGAATAAACTTTCTTGTTGAATACACCGATGTTAATACATACACGGTTACTGAAATCAATAAGGTCAGGGAGGTAAAAAACGATGATTGACAACAATAATAAGTCGAGTCTTCACAACGGTTGGAATATGCGAATTATCGTAATATATTTCAGCAACGGTTTGAAAAGAATTTTCAGAAAAAACTCGGGCAGGATTATATCATTGTTATATTTGACCGCCTGTTTGATTTTCTGGAAATACCGCTATTTAATCTGGAAGCCTGAAGGATTGTTTCTGAATTTAAAGATTTTTATTATCTCAGCTTTAATACTTGTTATTATTTCATCGGTAACATTTGTGACAATCTTTCTGATTGGCATGCCATTCGGAGCAAGCAGTATCAGCAATAATCTTCACAGAATCGGTTTCGTGAATTCTGTCGGAGAAGCTCCGTTACTTTTATCAAAGTCTATTGATAAAAATAACAGCAAAATTATAACTCTTGAATTCAAAACCTTTGGCATTCCCCTTTCTGAATGGGCGGACAATCAAGACAGGATAGAGTCTGCACTCAACATACATATTGATGAGATATATGAAGGTAAAAACTGCCGAAGTGTAATTGTTAAATGTGTTGACGGCGAAAACAGACTTTCTGATTTTATTGAATGGTCAGAAAATATGCTCAGTAAGGAATGTTTTGAAATTGTACTCGGCGAAGGCTATTCGGGACGGGTAAGCGTAAATATATCCAAAATTCCGCATATGCTTATCGGCGGTTCAACAGGTTCAGGTAAGAGCATTTTACTCAAACTTGTTTTAATGCAGTGTGTTAAAAAAGGTGCAAAAATCTATATTGCAGATTTTAAAGGCGGTGTAGATTTTCCGAATGTTTGGCACAAGAAATGTTGTTTACTTACTGACGAAGAAACTCTTCTCAAGGTGCTTATTGATGTAACAACTGAGCTGAAAAGGAGAAAACAGATTTTGCGTAATGCCGCTTTTGCAAATATTGATGAGTACAATCGCAATACAGAGAAAAAACTCCAAAGAATTATTTTTGCGTGTGATGAAATTGCAGAGGTGCTTGATAAAACAGGACTGACAAAGCAACAGAAGGATGAGATTTTAAAAATCGAATCAGAACTTTCTCTTATAGCAAGACAAGGCAGAGCCTTTGGAATACACCTAGTACTTGCAACGCAAAGACCTGATGCAGGAATTCTTAACGGTCAGATACGCAACAACATTGACACAAGAATTTGCGGCAGAGCGGATAACGTGTTATCGCAGATTATTCTTGACAGTACAGATGCAGCAGATTTGATTGCAAAGTCTTCACAAGGTCGTTTTCTTACGAACAGCGGAAAAATATTTCAAGCGTATTGGTTTGATGAAAATATTTTGTAGAACAGATTGGAGGTGAAACTATGAGTGACAGCGAAAAAAGAGGAATCCTCGATAATTACAGCGATGTACTTACTACTGTGGATCTGATGAGCATTCTTCATACAGGAAGAACTCTGACTTACAAAATGCTCAATGACGGTACAATCAAATCCGTAAGAGCCGGACGGCGATATATTATTCCTAAGAAATACCTTGAAGAATTTCTTGATGCTTCAACAAACAAAACTGAATAATTATTGAAACACTTGAACAGACTGTCCGTGCAAATTGAAAACAGCATTACGCATTGGCAGTCTATTCTAATTACATAAAAGTATTTTTACAGTGAATTTTGCGAATAAAAAGGAGGACTGACTATGAGTGAGGATATTAAATTCATCGGTACTAAAGAGGTTGCCGAAGCACTTGGTTGTTCCTTGCCTACTGCACGCAATATTATGTTGAGAGCAGATTTCCCTTTAATACGGGTAGGTAAAAATCTTAAAGTTGAGCTAAATGCTTTTCTTAACTGGTCGCAGAAAAGAAGGGTATGAGCATTTAAAGCATTTACATAATATTTAAGCAACCGTATTGACACAAAAGATTTAAGGCTATACAATACTGATATAGTAAAAATCTTTTGTGCTTTACGGTTTGGAAAGGAACGATTTTTATCAGCACTAAAAGCACAAAACCTAAGTCTAAATGTAATAAACTTGATTACGGTGACGGTTCTGTATACTATGTTAAAAGCAGAAAATGCTTTGCAGGTCAGATAACGCTTGAAATTAACGGTGAGAAAAAACGCAAGACGGCTTACGGTAAAACCGAACGCATTGTTAAGAATAAGTTGCTTGAATATCGTATTCAGGCAAAAGCAGGATTTTTTGACGAACCCGATAACACAACTGTCTATGAGCTTGCCGAAAAGATGATTGAAGAACAATTCTCTCTTAATGAGATTAAGCAAACTTCATATGACCGCAAGAATGAAACATTAAAGTCAATGAGTCCTATTTATGATTTAGCAATGCGTGAGATTACGGAAGATGTAATAAAGCATTTTTTCATTTCTAAAATCTCTTATTCGCAGTCATACTTGGATAAAGCATATCAGCTTTTAAAGTCAGTTTTCAATGAAGCTGTAAGGAAGAAAATTGTTACAGAAAACATTATGCTGAACATCAGAAAGCCAAAGTCAAAGCAGGAGCTTGTAAAAGTAAGAGCATTGACTGTTGATGAACAGAAAAAGCTGATAGATGTTCTCAAAAGCGAGGATATACGCTATTCGGAACAAATGCTTTTGTCAATGTTTACAGGCATGCGTATGGGCGAAATTAACGCCTTAGAGGTAGGAGATATAAACTTTAATGACCGTACAATTAGAGTTTGTAAAACTGTCAGCAGAGGTCTTAACGGTAAAACATATATAAGTAATTCTACAAAGACTAAAGCAGGTATGCGTACAATCTATTTTAATGATGATATGGCTGATTTTTTAAAACAGTGTATCGGAGATAAAAAAGACGGTCTTATATTTGCTTCAAGTGTGGATAAACTTGTCACAACTAATCAGGTAAATTATCAATACGCAAACACGCTGAAAAAGTATGATATACTTGATAAGAGTGTTTACGGAAAGGTTGATTTACATTCACTTCGTCACACATATGCAACAAGATGTATTGAATCAGGTATGCCTGCAAAGGTACTGCAAAATCTTCTCGGTCATACTGATATAAGAATTACGCTTGATACATACTGTGATGTTTTCCAAAAATACAGTATGGAAAATCTTGCTGTAGCTGACAGCTATATGAAGAGCAATAACATTGCAATAGTATGACTGTCCGAAAATGCACTGTCAACTTTACTGTCACACCATAAAAAGCCGATAAATAAGCCACTTGTCAGGGTTACCTGCACCAACAGCCGTTTCTTATGTAGGGACGGCTGTTTTGCACCACATTTTCGGTCTGTTTTATGGTGATTTTCAAAATATTTGAATTAATTTTGAATAAAAAGCGAAAATTATGTTGACAAATCCGAAAATATGGTATATAATAATCAAGCTGTTGTTATTAAACAACATTTCGAGGTGTAGCTCAGTTTGGTAGAGTGCTTGGTTTGGGACCAAGATGCCGCAGGTTCAAGTCCTGTCACCTCGACCATAGAAAAAACCGCATTAGAAAGCCATTTTTAAGTTTTTTAGTGCGGTTATTTTTTTGCCTTTCATCTGCTAAAATATGTTAAAATACAAGAAAAACGGTTAAAAATGTTAGGCAAATGCAAGGCAGAAAAAGTGTGATATTCACCTCACCTTTAATTTGTAAACTGTATTCGTGAGCTCGAAAGGATTGCGGAAGAAAATAATAAATAATAACAAACTCCCCTCACCCACTTTTTACGGCGGATGAGGGGAATATTTTTTGCAATTATGTGTTTGATTTTGTTATGTAGTTTGTTTAATCGCTGAATTTATTCTTTCCTCAGCAATTTTGTAATACTTTTCGTCAAGCTCAACACCGATAAAGTTTCGGTTTGTATTTATGCAGGCAACGCCTGTTGTTCCACTCCCCATAAATGGATCTAAAATTGTGAAATTTTCCTTTGAACTATTACGGATTATTTTTTCAGTAATGTTAAGAGGTTTAATGGTTGGATGTTTCCACATTTTTTTGTCCTTTAGGTTTAAAGCACTTAAATAATATGTTTTTGCATCCTCGTAGCTGTGGGGAAAGCACTTACCTTTTCCTTTTCTGAAATAAAGTAAATATTCAGTGTCGCTTAAATATTTATTTGAATAGGTGGGCAAAGCGTTCGTTTTGTGCCAGCAAATAATATCAAATTTGCATTTAAGTTGCCCGACATAAAATTTTAAATAATCATATATTTGTGCTTTATTGCACCAAAAATAAGCATTGATTTCTTTCATAACTCGCAAAAATTCTTGTCCGAAAAGTTCAATATCATACCCATTAATTATTTTTGCTTTCTCGACATCCGCTAAAGATTCACTTAATTCCATTATCTTGTTTACAGTTCCGCCGCCCTTTGTGTTTAACACATAAGGCGGATCTGTCAGCAACAGGTCTATGCTATTTTCGGGCAAATTTTTCAATACTTCAAGACAATCGCCTTGATATAAATTTACCGTTTTCGTCACCCCATTTCTTTATCTATGGCATCCGCACCGCCACATAAAATTTGCAACGGTGCGAAATATTTAACATCAGCCAAGTGCTTTTTTAGCATTGGCAATTTTGTTGTCTTTTGCCCTGATACCATCGTTGATAAGATGATAGATAGCATTGATTGTCTTCTCTCCGACAATGCCGTCAACCGTGACCTTACCTGCTCTCTGTGCTTCTTTGACCGCCTTTAAAGTACCATCTCCGAAACCGTTTGAGTTATCAACTTTCGTCTTAATGATTTTCATGTTGTAAAGAGTAATCAACTGCTTTTTGAATGCAAGTGTTGCTGTGTTATGTGCGCCAAATTTAATCATTTCTTCTTCCTCCGTATCTGTTGTTTTTCCACTGAGCTGTGCAGTTACTTCGTCTGCAAGATTACCAAGTCTATTGTAAAGCCAGTCGCCCGGGCAAGATTTATTCGCAAACCATCTGTGTACAGTCAAGACCATTTCGCCTGATTTTGGCGAATAGTTTAAAGTCTTGTCCTCGTTACCGAACCAAAGCAGTTTAGTCTTGCCGTTTCGTTTGCAGATGTCAACACATAAGTCAACAAGTTTGTTGTACACTTTACTGTTCATCGTGTACGGTGCGGTTGTGTCGCTTGCACATTCGATTGTGACTGCACGCTGGTCATTTGCATTGCTTGATGAACACCAAGAGCGGTTGCCTTCATCAACACAAAGCAACACCCTGCCGTCATAGCCGATACCGTAATTACAGCTCGCCTCATTTCTCGTGTTCATAAAGATGTTGCCGAGTGTTTCAACGCTACACTGACCGACTACACAATGCGGAGTAATGCGGTCGATACTGTGTGTACGCTTACCGCTGTGATTTTGCGATAATTTAGTGTAATTTACAAGTTTTGAATTACTCATAATTTTCCTCGCTTTCGCAAATAATTTTTTTGTTTTCAAACTTTTTGTATGCGTCAAGATACATTTCGTTTTTATCGCCGTTGTATGTACATTCGTAGTACATACCGTCGTGTAATGTTGTGCTAATAAGGCATTTATGGTTTTGCAAAGTCTTACATGACCACACTACAAAAGTGTCAAAATCAGGTGTATCATCTGACTTATCTAAGTGATTTAACACATACTTGTTTACCTCTGATACTGCAAGTTTAATAAAATTTGCATTTGTCATAATTATTTCTCGCTTTCGTTTTTATTTTATGCACTCCCCACTTTTACTACATTTTTATAAATAATATGGTATAATTCATAATAGAAGGGAGGTGAATCATATGGAGTTGATTTTAAAAGAAATTGAACGGGCATTAGACGCTAAACTATACTATTTAGCATTGCAAGCTTCTCTAACATTGCCCGATATTTGTGGAGCACTGCAATCAGATAACGGAAAAGCAACTGGGGATAAATATATTGATTGGTATGATACTTATGCAAAAGAACCGGGCAATCTATCTATTTCCGGCAAGGATTGTTACTATTTTCGTTGTTCATATGTGCATCAAGCACTAACCACACATGAAAGATCTTCATATTCACGAATTATATTTTTAGCACCGACTTGTCAAGGCATAACTATGCATAACAATGTTATAAAAGGTGCCTTAAATATTGATGTTAAGCGTTTTTGCAATAATATTCTTAATGCAGTACGCAAATGGCAGAAATCAATCAAAAATAATGAAAACTATAAAAGAAATTACAAAAATCTCATTAAACTTTACCCAGATGGACTTCCACCATATATAACCGGCACACCAGTAATTTCGTAACAATAATCTAATAAACATAGATAGTCCAGAAGAAATTTAATTTTCAACTGGGCTATCCTTTTATTTTAGTTAGTTTTCCGAAACTTCGGGCAGACCTGCCACCGATGTGAGTACCGACAATACACCTGCCAAAAGGCTTGCCGAGCCTACTGCAATCCAGTTTACATCTGTCATAACGGCAGACACTCCAATTGTCGCAACTGCGGTCTGAGCAACAGTTTTAATCGCTCTGACCGCCGTAGCTTTTGCCCATTCTTTGGTAAAAATCTTTTTCATTTTCAATCTTTCCTTTCGCTGATTTTTTCGAGGTCTTCAATTCTGTGATTTGCGACCTTAATTTCTTCGTCCACAACCGCATTGTGTTGTTCAATCGCATATGTGCGCTCAATGAGATTGTTATGTTTTTCAACTTTCTTTTCGAGCTGTTCGATTCGATAGTTTGACATTCGGTTGCTTACACAAATGCCACCAAGCGTGCCAACTAAAGTACCAAACAGCGATATAACCGATACAATTACTTCGGGTGTCATTTTACTTCGATCTCGCTTTCTATCGGCTCATTAATGGTTGGGTCTGTTCCCCAAACTGCCATTACTGCGGCATAGTATTCGTCTGATAACACCGCTCTGAGCTGTTCTCTGCCCGATTTGCTGTTCATGTAGGCACTGCGGATGTTTCCGCCGACCTGCATTTCTTCACCGTTAAAGGTCAAAAACTGCTGTCTGAGTACTGACACGCTGTCCTTCGTGAGCATATCGAGTGTGATTTTTTCTTTAAGTTCCATAATTTTTACCTCCGTTATTTAATTTTGTACAAGCAAATCACATTAATTTGCTCGCCGTCTGCGAATGTATATGCGGTCTTATCCTGAGTCGAAAACTGTAGCCAAGTGTTATTTTTCGGAATGGCAAATTTAAAGAGCTTGCCAAGGTTTGAAATACCGACACAAAAAACATTGTCCTCGGAAATACATTTGTACGGCAAATCAATCAGCGGACACATGCTATTGCCGGCAAGAGATACTGCGTTCATTTTGACGGTTGCACTGACGATTACGATGTCACCAATCGTCTTATATGTACAGTTTGCACTTTTGATTTTATCCGCGACGGTTGAATAAGGTGTAAGTGTTGATGTTCCGCTTTCAATATTTGACGAATCGTATTTAGTTGCCAAGGCGGTTTTATCGGCTTTAACAAGCAGAGCGCTGTAAACCGTACCGCTTGTGAGATAACACGGGCTGTTATTTTTGGGCTCGCTGTCGAACGGCATTGAATTGAGCTTTTGGGCAAGTTTTTGGTCTGTTCTTTCCTTCGTATATGCGTCCGTAATTCCGTACCCTGCAAGTGTAGTTGACTTATTGGCTTTGTTTGCAAGATTTGCGTCGGCCGTATCAAGCCTTGCTCCAAGTGAATCATGACTGCCTCTTGCTGTGGCTATTTCGGATTCAAGTGCAATTGCTCCGTTTGTAGCCTGTTCAATCCCCTCATCCATATGGTTGAGGTTGTCGGCATTAAGAGCAGGAACAGATCCGTTCACAAAGACAATTTTATTGTATTTGTTCATTTTCTTTTATTTCCTTTCCTAATCGTTTTTCGCCCTTTGATGTGAGGGTAGTTATAAATCCGTTCATTTTCTTATTGAACACAAATGTTTCAATTGTCGGCAAATCTTCAAACGGAGTTTTAATTGTGTACTTATCGCCTGCCTCAAGCCACCAATACAAAAACAGCTTAATTTTTGTCGGGCGGTATTTATACACATCCCCAAAGAAATTAACAGAATTATATTTTGTGCCGATATCACTTGCTGTTGTTCTGCACCTCATCAAAATGTTATCGGAAACATACCACGAAAAATCGTTACTGTTGCCATACAAAAACACTTTTTTATCAGCAAACTTAGCACTGTACATACGGATAGGCTCAAGTTCGTAATCTTCAAAGGATAAATCTTTGTACGAATCGATTGTTTCAACGGAAGATTGAGAATACAGCCTTTTAAAACGCATTTTTCCGTCGGCATCTATAACGGCAAAGCTCAAAGTTAATTCTGCATAAGCTTGGATTAAATCTGACAAGGTAATGTCCTTTATAACCTTTTCCACGCAGGTATCATCAAATTTCAGCGGTACACTAAAGATAGATAAGCTCGGCGGTGAAACCCCTGTAATTGCATAATCTTTGGCAAATTCTGCGATTATTGAATAAAAGCTCTTAAAATTATCGTCTTTTTGATAGTGCGCATAACCATAGTTCTCTTTGCCTGCAAACCACAAAGACATATCCACCTTTGACATATCATAAAAAGCGTCATAGGCTGTGATTTTGACGATGTTACGCTGTTTTTTATCTTTTTGAGCCGACTGAATTTTACCGTAGAAAACAGGACATTCAACCGTTCCTATTTCGACAGGACAAATAAGAGTATCTGACGGGTACAAATCATCTGACGGATACAGCTCAGATTCAAGATATGTTGCCGTGATGATGACCTGTACCGTCTTACCTATCAAAGCCGAGCAATCATAATCAATGAGTTTTACGCTCATTTCAGAGGCTATGCAACCGCCGAATTTCAATTCTTTTTCAACGATTTCATTTTCAAGCGAAAAGCTGTCAAGCACGATACTTTCATCTGTTATATTCTCAAAACTGCCGTCGGGAGAGTGCAGAGTAACGGTGTTATAAAGCGTGTTAGTTTTCAGCTTATCAGCAATTTCTTTAGATACAAGCATTTTTAAGAATCACCCCTTAATACTCAATCAGTTCAACCGTAATCGGCTGATAGGTTATGTCACTTTTTTCGGCGGTCATTACGGTATACTCAATATCGGGAATATAAAAATAAGAGGTGTAATAGCTGTTCGTTTCATCGTTCCAATAAGTTACCCTGCATTTTCTCTGTAACTTATTCGTCATTGAGAGGTTGATAATCGACTGAAAATCAATCTTTTCGTCGAGATGAAGAATGTGAGTTGAAAACGAAATTTTTGTTTTGTAATTTGGCAGCGTTGCCCTTTGAAGCGTACCGTTCTGATCTCGTTCCGCAGAAGTTTCAAGTCGCTGATTCGGAGTTGATGAAAATGCGGTAATGTACTTATTCGGCATTATGTTGTTGCCGAATTTAAGCAAATAGCCGTTATAATTTGACATATCATCCCCCCCTTTATGTAAATGCGGATTTACCGTTGTGTCTGCGTCTGTAAAGTTCGTCCTGTCTTACCATTTCTTCAAAGAGCGTTGAACCCTCAAGCTCGGCAGTAAACGAATAAGTGTTGCCGCCGTTGTTGCGGAAGATAATGAACATTTCATAAATGCGTTTAAGCAGGTCAAGAATTTGTGTGAGAATCACTGTATCCTGACCGCCCGAATTGTCGAGCATACCCTGCAACTTGTTGAGCGGAGAAATAACCTCAGGGTTACCGCTGTTAGCGCCTGCGTTATCGCCGACAACAGCAAGTGTCGGAGCTTTAACAATACCGCCTTTTGCAAATTTTCGTGCAGGTGATTCTGTGGGTTCTTCAAATCTCGGAATGAGAGGCGGATTTTCAGGCATTGAAAAGCTCCAATCCTGCCCGATGACAGAACCAATTGCCCCTGCAATTCCGCCGATTGCATTGATAACACCGGAAACAAAGTTATAAATACCCGTCCACAAGCCGTTAATACCGTCAATGATAGCATTTACAATAAATCTAAACACGGCACAAATACCATCCCAAATACCTTTGAAAAAGTCGTAAATACCTTGCCAAGCTTTTTTCCAATCTCCCGAAAAAACACCTGTGATAAAGTCAATAAGACCGCCGAATGTTTTCTGAATGGAAGTAACCAATTCACCGATAAATGTAAACACATTATCAAATACTCTTTTTACGGCATTGAAAACATTCTGAAATATAGGTCCCCAAAAGCTGACAAGCCAGTTTACAAACGGCGACAGAAAGTTATTCCACACGGTTGAAACACAGTCTGCAACCTTACCGAAGAAGTTTATTGCACCTTCAAAAACAGGCTTCAGCCAATTTTCCCACGCTGATTTTACGATTGCTACGATAAAATCCCACGCAGGCTTAATCCATTGATTGTAAACATTCATCAGGGTTGTGCCGATATTGGTAAACATATTGCAGATATTCTGAAAAATCTGCTGTCCGTTGCCGTTCCACCATTCGCTGATAATTGTTCCGATATCTCCGAAAATTTGACCGATAAAGTTAAACACATCTGCAAACTGCAATTGTAAATTTTCGAGAAATTCAGTGATTGTTGCACCGTCATTTTCAGTCCATTCAACAAGGCTTTCGGTTGCAGTTGAAAACGCACCCGAAACAACTTCGCCGACTGAGCCCGCAAAGGTTGTAAGACCGCTTAAAAGATTGGAAATTGATTCTTCCATTTGAGGGCGAACATTGTCAATTGCATTGCCTGCAAGTGTACCGAAATTATCAAAAAAGGTTGAAAGGTTGTTATAGCCGTTTGTAAGATTGTTGCCTATGGTGTCGATAAAGCCGATAATCTTTTCCCTGTCTTTTGAAATCCACTTAGCAACACCGCCTGAAATGGTCTGAAACGACTTTCCGCCGATTGTCGCAATCGCTCCGAATGCAGAGCCGATTGCCCCGAGTTTTGCAGAACCGACCTTTTGCATTGTGCCGAATGCCTTTTGAACTATGGGAACAGCATTATCAAAAACGGTCTTGCAGTTCTTGCCTATAGCTGACCAATCAACCTTGTTAATACCTTTCTGTACATTCTCGACAAAGCCTTTGAATCCGCTCTTTTCGTATAGATTTTTGAATGCCCCCGAAAGGTTTTTGCTTGTGTCCTTGACAACATTCTTTGCAACAGCTCCGCCTGATGAACCGCCTGAAGAGCTTTTTGATGATGAGGTGTCTGACTTTGAAGATGAGCTGTCAAAGCTTGAAAGCACATTCAGCTTATCAAAGCCCGCTACACTTCTCTTTGCTTTTTCGGAACTTTTCTGAACATTATCAAGCGACTTTGAACTGTCATCTGCCGTATCCGTAAGGCTTTTGGCAGAATCGGACGCAGATTTGATATTGCTTGCGGTGTTGTTGCCTGTATCCCAGCCGAAGACCTTTGAAAGCGATTCAACCGCACCTTTGGCATATTCCGTTAAAGTTGCAAGTGCGGAACTCAACCGCTTTACAACCTGAGTTGCCACCTGAAGAATAGGTTGACCGACTACGGCAAGGAGCTGTTTCCAACTTTCTCTGAGGTTGCCTGTTACATTCTCCCAACCGTCTGCTTCACGGCTTGCCTGTCCCATAGCACCCGAAAGCTGATTAGCGTCCTTGACCATTTGCAAAAGCGTGAGCTGTTTCTGCGATTCCGACAAATCCGTAAATGACTTGCCATACAGCTTATTAGCCGCCGCATTTCGTGTGGTTTCGGTACAGGACAAACCGAGTGCGGCATCATTTTCAAAGTTGCCTTTGAGAAACGATTTCAGGCTTTCTGCGGTATCTTCAAGCGAACGGTCATAATATGCGGCACTGTCGGCTGTTACCTGCAAAGCCTCCTGCATCATACCCAAAGCACTTGAGCTGTCCATTCCAGTAGTTTTTGCAAAGGCATAAATGCTTGTGCCGACGCCCTGCAATCGGGTTTCAAGAATACCGCTCTGATTGGCAACGCTCTGAATTGCTGATTCTGCCTGTGACTGCATTGTACCGAATGTCTGCTCAAACTGCGAATTTGCCGCCTTGACTTCCGCAGCCGATTCAATGCACTGCTGACCGAACTCCTTGATTTTGGCAACGGAAAGGGCGGCAACCACAACTGTACCGATTTTCTTAAACGAGAATGAAACCGAATTGCTTAACTGCTCACCGCTGCCTTTGATGTTTGAAAACTCTTTCTCGGTTTTCTGAGAAACGCCCTCCGCAACCTTTGAAAAGGACTGTTTCATATCCGTGCTTACATTTTCAAAATCTTTTGAAAGACTTGAAAACGCCGAATCAAACTTTTTTGTAATTGAATCGGAAATCTTATGCAATGTTTTAGAAATATCATCACCCGTAAGCCTGACATCAAGCTCAATTTCACCCGCCTTTGTCGCCATATTCACCACTTCCTTTCATTTTAGATTCTTTAAAAACAAGCATAAAAACAGCGCACACCGTTATGATGTACGCTAATAAAATTTTGCAAAAGAACAGCCACCCCGTTTGGAGTGGCTTTTTGTTTACAAGCTTGCAAAAAAGTTTTGAAATTCTGCAAGAACGGTGTTCATATCTTCGTCTGAATAGTGCTTTGCATTCCTTGACCGCCACTTGTTACGGATTTTGTGCTGTGACGAAGTAAAGTTTTTCAAGACCTCTTTGTCGGTTTCAAGGCGAATTTGAACCGTTCTTGCAAGCGGTGTTTCGGGCCCTAAGCCTTGCAGAAGTGAGCAGAACTCATTCCAACTCATTTTTGCAAAATCCTTTGAATAAATACTGACCCCGTACTCCGAGCGAAAGCTCGACACGATTAAATCAAAGTCATCAATCAGGTCGTAGCCGGGGTCTGAGCTTCCCCCTCGTCAGTCAAATCGCCTGTTGCAATTTTGGCGGATTCGCTGATAAGGGCGTTGAAATCGTGCATATTCAGCTTTAACTTTTCAATCTTTTCTCTCTCGGATTCATCAAAAAGAAGATGATACATTTCGATAACATCTTTACTTTTACCGTTGCCGTCCTCAAAAAGTGCCGCAACTTTGAGCATTGAAACTGCGTCATTGTTGATTGCAAGGTCAACATTTTTAACTCTGACGCTCGGCTTTTCCTCAAAATTAAGCTTGTCTGTAATATCAATTAACTTTGACATAATCGTTCATTCCTTTCGTTTTTTAAGCGGCTGCTGTATATACGGGTTTGCCGTTTGACATAACTTCAAATTCAAGCGGAGCAACACCCGTGCTTGCGCCTGCACCGTTTGATGTAACGGATACAACTGCATTTTTAAAGAGGACGGTTGAGCCGTCGGGGAAAGTCCACATAAACGGAACTTCTACCTTTCTGCCGTTTTCAAATGACAATGCGGCAATCTGGTCGTTACCTGCGTCACCGATTGTACGCTTGCCCTTTACTGAAATTGTGATTGACTTTGCTGTCATAAGTCTTGACTTCCAGCCCTCGTTTTCAAAGGCTGTCCATTCCTCTACGCCGTTGTCAAACGCAACGGAAAATTCTTCGCAGTTAGCAATATTTGTCGTGGCGGATTCCGTGCCTGCCTTGCCGACTGCAAACTGATTTTCATAGCACGGGAATACTCCCGATTCTACTTTTGCCATAATTTTACTTCCTTTCGTAATAGAATTTAACTTCAATGACCTGCTCATACACTCCCTTATCGTCTGTTCCCACATCAATGGGTTCTTCCGTGAGCAGTTCGATTATATAGATTTTGTGTTCCTTAATTTCAACTTTTTTAATGCCGTAAAGCGTTTCGTAAAGTCTGCGTGCAAACTCCTCGGTTTCTCTTGCGTTGTCGGTGTAATGGATAAGCAAAGACACGCTTATTGTATCGTAGGTACTTTCACCGCCGATTGCCCTTGTGGGTGTTCCCGACTGCTTTAATGAATACACACCGATTGACTTGTCCTGCTTGTTGTCAAGCTTGCCAATGTAATAATGCTCAGCTGAGGTAACGCTTTTGAGCCAATCTCTGATGTCCGATAAGTAAATCAAAGTCCTGCTTCCTTTCTGTATAATCTCACAAATGCCCGACTGCAAAAATTCTGCCGTGTACCGCCCTCAAGCCACGGTGTAAGCCACTTACCTCCGGCGGCAATGTTTTCCTCACGGCTGAAATTATACTCGGGATGAAAATACAACCGCCTTGCATACGGAGTGCTTGACACTATTTTAACCGTGCCGTTCCAACTCTGTGCACAATCTTCAAAGGTGTTTTCGTTCTGAAGATTACCCGTATCAAACGGCATTACCTGCGTGTTTTTCACCTGTGTAAGAAGTGCGTCACCTGTCTGTTCAAGAGCCTGTTGCTTTGCCTTGTCAAGCTGTTTTACAACAGGAATATTGAGTTTGATTTTTGATGATACCGAAAATCCCATTAAATCACATCCAATTCCGTAAAATTAACTGTACCGTCAGGGTTGCGGTGTTTTGTACCCTGTACGATGTTTCGTTTTACGCCGTCAAGGATTACAAAGCCACCGCTTAAAGCGGGGCTGTCGGGAGCAATGTCGCCGTCAAAAAGCAAGCCAGCCGACACCTGAACAATTTTCTGATCTTTGGTATAGACCGTCTTTGCCTTTGACTGCATATTACACAAGGCAGAGCCACCGTGCAGGGTTGCTGACGGGTACAAGCTGTCGGAGGGATACAGATTTTTGCATTCAAACACGGTCAGGGGTGCTCCGTCTTCGGTAACACCCTCACCGTAGATTGTGACCTCGACAGGAGTTTTGCAGAACTGCTTTTTTACAAGTGACGGAAATTTCACGGTTTTCACGCACCTTTCAGATTGCAGGATAACAAAGTCCTGTTGATTTTAGCAACGCATAGAGGTCGGCAGGAATTGCCACTCCGCTGATACACATTAAGTTCCAGCTTGCGCCAAATTCCATTGATGTGCCGTTGATTGAATAGCTTTTCAGATAGGAAGAAATCATATCGGCATTTTCTTCTTCAAAAGCAGTAAGTCTGCTATGCACTCTGCCGATGATTCTCTTCTGCATTTCCGAAAGTTTTTCAAAATCAATGCAGTTAAAAGTCAGAACATCAATGTGTTCGGCAGAGATAATGCTGTTTTCATCTCCGCCCTGATGTTCAATGTAATCCGCATACATTACGCAACCGCCGTTGTGTCAACATCGGCATAAATGCTGTCAATTTTGCCGTCCTTGCCGTTCGGGAATACGAATGTGTCGGAAAGCGAACGGTTCTGATAGAGCCAGCCGTCACCCTCTGTGTGTGAGCCGGGAGCAAAGAAGTAAATGCTTGAAATCTTCGGAACAGTCTTGCAGGTTTCACCGCAGGCAACAAGAACATTGATTTTGTGAGCACCTGTTGCAGGCTCAAAACCGCCGTCATCGGGGTTAAAGTTGAAGTTATCGTAGAAACGCTCATCGTCAATAACCTCGATGATAGGGCAACCGTCAATCTCGGTCACTCTTGTTTCAATGCCGATACCGCCCTCTGCAATCTGTGTAAGCTCAATCTTGCGAGTGAACTCTGTTGACTGTTCAAGGCAGTCCATAATGTGAGATGTCACATAGGCAACAAGTGTGCCTCTTGCCTTGTATCTGCGGAGCTTGCCGGCAGAGAGAATTGTTTTGAGCTTTGAATAAGCGTTCTCCTTAGTCCACTCCGATGTCTTTGTTGAAGAATGATATCCGTCTGTTGCCTGAGCCTTTGTTGCAACCTTCGAGAAGAAAAGTGCGTCTGTTTCGGGAGCAACCTGTGTCTGTTCAAATGTCTTTGAAATGTTCTCAACGCTTGCAGTCGAATTTGTTTCATCAACATCTGCCTTGTCAACGAGAAACTCAATGTCACGGTCGTGTTCACAGGTGAACGGAACATCGGTCTGAACATACTTGCCCTTGTTCCAACCGCCGTTGCGATTGTGGTTCTTAAAGCCTGATGTACTCATCTGTGTGAAGTGGAATGTTCTTGCACCAACCCACTTTACATTTGAAGTGATGAACGGTGATGTAAGTGTACCCTGAACGAGAATTTCGAGCAGGTCAGGGCTGAACTGCTCGGCATAGTTATTTGTGTTTGCCATGATTTTTTCAATCCTTTCTTTGGTTAAATATTAAATCTGTTCCATTTTTTGGTAGGAACATTAACCTTTGGTTTTGTGCCGTCCGATGTACCGTTGCCGTCACCGCCGATTTTCTTAACTCCTGTGCCGTTCTCGGCAGGTTTGCCCTTGAGTGCGGGAATATCGTCAAGCACCTTTTTAACAGCCTCTGTCAGTTTTTCCGCATTGACCTTGCCGTCTGTCACAGCCTTTGAAAAGTCTGCAATTTTAAGCACATAAGGAACTGTTGCAATGTCAACGCCCTGTTTTACGGCTTCGAGGGTTGCCGACTGGTTGACTTCTGCCATAAGTTTTGCGTTGTTTGCAGATTCAACTTCCGACTGCATTTTTGCAAAGTCGGGAGTATTCTTAGCTTTCTGCTCCTTAAATGCTCCGATAGCCTGTTTCATTTCATCGGCTGACAATCCCTGCTCCTTAAAATATGACTTCAAAACGGTGTCCTCTGTCACGCTCTGTTTGCCTGTAATAAGGCTTGCGAGCTTGTCATAATCAAAGGCAGGAGCGTTTCCCTGTGGAGTTCCCTGCGGTGCAGGTGTCGGTTCATTGGGGGTTGATGTTGGATTTGGTTCTGCCATTTTTTCATATCCTTTCAGTTTTTCGGGTGTCTCCCGTAATCAGTTTATAGAGTGTCTCTCTGTTTCAGTTTTGCACGGTGTCTCCCGTAGTTTAATGTCTTCGGACAATAAAAAAGCACCTTACATATTCGTAAAGTGCTTAATCCGCTTTTTCTGTTTTAACTGCTTTGGCTCTCGGCTTTTTGGGAGCGTCAGGCTTGACCTCTTCTGCAAAACCGCCGTCAATGAGTTCCTTTGCTCTCTGCTCGGAGCATTCAAAAACTTCATTCACAGGTCGGGTTACATAGCCGTTCTGTTTATCATTAAATGCTGTTGTTACTCTGATTTTCATTCTGTCACCACCTTTCTAAACCGGTCAAAATCGACGGGTTTAAATGCAATAAAAAAGCACTCTGATTTCTCAAAGTGCTGATTTGATGTATTTAGTTCTGTTACGGCAAGTTACAGGCAAGTTAAAAAGTCCGAAAACAAGCCGTTTTTACGAATTGCAAGCCTTTACGGGCAAGTTAAAATAACAAAACCGCCCTTTTTACGGAGCGGTTAGATAAATGGGTCATTACTAATATAGCCGTCTTCTATTAAGCTTTTAAATATATGAGCTTGTTCTTTTTCAAAAGCAGTCAGGTTTTCAGAAAAACCTATTAATTTGTACCTATGTTGTCCATTAACTACATACGGTTCAAAAATTCCAATTCCAGAAGAGAAAAAAGGTTTCTTAATAAGATTAAGGTATTTTTTATATTCAACAACTACTGATTTTGGTGCATTATCGTTTATCAAAAATGCACATCCGTATTGAATAGTACCTGTATTATCAATAGCGTATTTTGCACTATGATAAAACCAATCAACGGGATTATCTATCATTGTTCAACCACCTTTAATGTCATAAATCGTTCAGTCTTTTTTTCGTAATTACCTTTATAATCTTTTACAGTTATCTCTCGTTCTCCAGCGTCAACAACTTCATATGTTGTATTCTTATCAATCAAAAATTCGAATTCAGCAGGACTATCTGAAATTTTGTATAGATAAGCTCCCTTAGTTTCCTTTGGTGCAATAATTTCCAGAGTAGTTCTCGTTGGCTTATCAATTCCACCAAATGCTAACTGTGTATCAGAACACAAGGTTGTGCTGGTAAATCCTTTCTCAGTAAATTTTTTACCAATCATTTTACGCATATCTTCAACCGATGAAGTCGCATTCGTAATAAAATCCACATTCCCCACGGACCGTTTTAATTTTAAAGGTTCGTTCAGCTTGAATTTCGATAGTTCTTTTGATATCTCATCACCAACACCATTAAGGCTACTCACATACTTTTCACCATAGCGTTTTTTAACCTTTTCAAGAGACTCTCCACCTCTTTCAAGAGCGTTGATAATGTCGTAATCACCACCTGTATATCGGTAAATAGAAGGGTTATCATCTCGACTGAACGATACATCTTTATTTAGTTCATAATAATCATTCTGCCAATTTTCAAATTCTTCAACATTACTCAAAGACAGTTGTTTTGTTTCTTTAATTATATCATTATTTTCTGCCTTTTCAACAGTTTTTTTCTGAACATCTGATTTCTGACTTGTGCCTGTATCTATTTTTTTACTCTTTTTCTTTGCTTTTTTTGCTTTATCGTGCCACTCATCGGCTCGGGTTTGGGCAATGCGTTTGTTGTCCTCATCAAGACTGTATTCAGCTCGGCGGTCAAAGCGTTGTGCCTGCCGTTCTGCGTACTGCTGTTTTTCTTCAAGTCCTCTTTGGCGGTCAAGCTGTGCTATCTCATCTTCGGATAAAGGACCGTCCAAATCGTCAAGTTCGGGATAATATGTACTCGTGCTGTCCTTGCAGCGTGGATGAAACAATCCGTTTTTGATTGCGGTTGACAGCAGAGGATAATTGCCGTCAGACTTCTTGCCGTTTGAATACACATCGTCAATAAACACCTTGCCGATATATTTTGCACAATCGGGGCAACCGCCCTGTCTTGAGTTCACAACAACGAGGGATACTCCCCATTCGGCTCGCTTTTCGCCCTCACCACGCAGATAGGCTCTTTTGTTGGCTGTTTTAACCGCCATATCCGCATAATCCGAGAGCGTATGCCTTGCACCGTTTTTGTACTCCACACAATTCAGTCCTGCGTTGAGCATATCCTTGCAGGCGATGTCAACGGCTTGTTCATATGTAACCGCACCCGTATTCATTGCAACCTGAGCGTTGTATATCGCCTTGCGGTACTTGTCATTGCTCATTCGCAGGACTGCCGTTTCCGCTCGTTTTAAATCGTCCGTAGTCGACTTTACGAGTGCGTCAAGCTTTCTTTCGTTGACCTTAAAAAACTCGCCTGTGCTGTGTGCTGACGGCTTTTCTGGCGGTTTAAATCCATTCTTTACGGTTTCGAGTATTTCCGCCTCTTGGTCTGAACTGCCGTCAGCCTTTGCCGTGCGAATCATCTCTTCAACCTTGCTGTTAATGGTTTTGAAACGCTTGCCGAATTTCTTTGCGTTGTGCTTGCGGTACTCTTCAAGACTTTTGAGCTGTTCCGCTTGCCATTGTGACCAGTTGTAACCCTCTTTGATTTCCTCTGCTCTGTGGCGGCTGAAATTGCGCATCATACTGTCGATAAGCTCGTTTTCAATCCTCTCAAAAGCCTCTTTAATGCTGTAATCACTCATTGCTTACCTGTTCGCTGTTATCGTCCTGATTTGCGGTATCTTCGGGTTCATCGCTCGTGTCGGTAAGGTCAACATCATCAAGTGAAGAAGTTTCTTCCTCGCCTGCAATGCCCTGTTCTTCCTTAATTCTCTGCACCTCTTCGGCTTTCCAATCCTCCGACTTGCTGTCGCCGTAAAGCTCGTCAACCGAGGTTTCAACTGACATCAAACCGCCCTGTCTTGCTTTTGACACGGTTTCAACCTGACTTTCAAAGCTCGGATTTGCATATTCGCCAAAGTTTACGGATACTTCCAAGCCCTAAACAATACCCTTGCCGTTAAGTTCACCGTCTGCATTGAGTACAACTGCAACAAGGCTTTGAAGTGCGTTCTGCGTAATTTTCACAAGGTTCTGCCTTGTGTAAAGGGTTGTCTTTTCCTTTTCACGCTGAGCGTCTGCATTATCAAGCTTCTTCGTATCAATGCCGAGAGTTGACGGCGATATAATACCTTGCAAACAGAGGTCGAGGGCAGTAATGTATGAACTCAAATAGCTTTCGTGCTGAATCTGCGGATTTTCGGTGTAAATCCTGTTGCCGTTGCCGTTTTCAGACATATCGTTGCCCACGGTGATAAATCGGTTGTCAAACGGATTCGGCGATATTGGCTGACAGGTTTCGGGATTTCTCGGAACAAGGCAATCAGGCACATACTGCTTTGTTCGGCAGGCTCTAAGTGCGTCCATCCACTGTGACCACACTTCATCAAGGCTGTCGAAAGCGTCTGTTTTTATGCTGATAATGCCCGCACCTCTGCCCTTGTGGCACGATTTGCCGTAAAGGACGGGTACAGCCCACATATATGATTCGTCAAATGTAACGCCCTTTGAATCAATCCATGAAAGAGCGTCAACCGTGTGCAGGTCAATCTCTTTGCCGTTGTCATCATACAAAGCATAGTGAATATAGCCGTAACCGTATGTTTCTTCAAAGCGGTAACGGCGGTGTTTTTGCGTGTAATCGGTGTAAAACTTAACCTCTCGAATTCTGCCACGCACATATGTAAAGTCGATGTTTTCGGCAGGATACCATTCAACAATCGGAACATTTGATACAGCCGTGTCAAAGCTGACCTTAAAAGCACCGTCACCGACAACACATAGGTCACGGAGCATTTGCTTAACCGTGTCGGATAGCTTGTTCTGCTTTTCAATGTCTTCCCAACGCTCTGCATAAGCGGTTGAATTTTTACTTGTAACATCTGTGCCGTTGTAGTCGGCAATTACGATATTCACAAGTGTTTCGCAGATGAGTGCCGGCAAGCCCGTGTGTATTTTACGGATTTCAAGCCCCTTTGTGCTTTTTGCCGCCCAAAACATAGTTTTGTTTGTATCAATCTGCCTGTACAGCTCCGCAAGCTGTCTGCTGTTGCCCCAATACCAAATGCGATTGATAAAGCACTCGGTCAGATGATTGCTTGTTTCGGTGACGGTAATTGTTTTGTCGCTTGCAGGAGTAATCTGCAAAAAGTTTTTAATTCCAGATCTGATAGATTCAGCCATTCTGTTAATCAGCCCCATTTATTTCACTTCCAATAATATTTTTAAACGGCAGCCACGCATATTGACCGCTGTTAATGCAATGGTCGTGACCGTCCTCAGGTGTGTTGTCTTTATCCTCTCGCCAGCTGTAAATTTCAAACTCGGCAATCGTGTTTTTGCAATGTTCAAGCACAAAATAACAGTCGGTGGCAAGCCAGCCGAGTACAAGATTGATTCGGTCGATAATCTTCGTTTTCTTCCATGCATTTGCAAAGTCATAGACACAGCCGTGCTGTCGCTTATACTTTTGAAATTCGGTAATAGTCGCTTGGTCGGCGCTGTCAATAAAAGCCGTGCGTGCAAAGCCCCATTCATCACGGTTGCGGTCAAGAAAATCAATAAAATTCTTCACCGTGTCACTCGGGGCAATAGGTGTTTGCATTTCAGCGTTGTTATAAACTCTTTCATCAAGCTGAACACACTTGCCGTGATTGGTAATGCCGTAAAATGTCATTGCGATAGTGTCAGGCGACTTCTGCGAATAGGCGGTATCAAGACCTGCGGTAAACTGAACAAAGTGTTCCGACTTGCGGTTACAGTTCAAAAACTTTCCTGCCCACTCTTTTGATTTGATATGTCTTGCCCTCTCAAAATTCGGGAACACAAGACCTGTTGCTCTGCCTCGCAAACCTAAGATTTTATTTTTATAGAGCTTTGTACCTTTCGGCGCAGAGTTCTTTTTCTTTTCAATCTGTTCGGGTGTAAGGCTTAAATTGTCGGCAAAAGAAAAGAACCAATACCGCCAATTCGGTACAGGTTCTTCGGTAAGCTCCGCCGTAATCTCTGGAGGAACATCATTTTCATATTTTTTAAAAGGACGGGAGCGGTTGACAAACTCCTTATACACAGGCAGGCTCGGATCATCGGGATTCAGCGTTGCAAGCATATAGTCATTACGGGTTGACATCTCTCGGATAAACTCGATATCGGCGGTGTTGATTTCGTCAATATAAACGCACCCAAACTGCGCACCGAGAACCATTTCCCACTTATCCCGACTGCTGTAACCGAGAATATAGATAATTTTGCCCTCAAACTTGATATGCGGCAGCTTGTAATCCTTGTCGCCGTTACCACAATAGACAGCGTTGCGGTGCAAGTCGAGAATACCGTTGTCCTGTTGAATTATAGTTTCCTCAGCCTTGCCCGTAGTTTTGGCGGCAATTGCGTGAAGCTTCTTCGGCGACTGCGACACCATTCGCATAAACTTAACGCCTGCTCCGACGGTAGTTTTTCCCGAGGCTGTCGTGCCTTCAAGAAATTCAGCTGACACATTCGTTGTGTTGATGAAGTCAATGTATTTTTGCGACAAAGGAAAGCTACTCACTCAAGCCCTCACCGCCTAACTGTCTGAACACATCGGATAGCTTTTCGGACTGCTCAACCTTTGCGTCAACCTTAACGGTGTATTCGCCCGTCATCTTGTTGAGCGTGTCAATCGCCCTGATTCTGTCGGAGGTGTCCTGCTCAGCACTTCGGGCAATATCGGACAAAGCAACCTGTCTGTCCTTTGCACTCATAATGCGCTCATCTTTGAGCTTATCAGAAAGCTCCTTAATGTATTTTGAAACTCCAACATTCTCCAACAATTCATACGCTCTTGCGTTTGCGTAATTTTCTGAATATCCTGCCTGTATTGCACTCTGAACGGTGTTACCGCTCTGCGCATAATATTCCGCAAACTTCCTCTGCCTTGCATTTAATTTGTCTTTCACGGTATCACCGCCTTTCACACTAACACAAAACCGCCCTCAAAAGAGAGCGGTCTATGCGATTTTTTTAACTTAGGAGAGTTTCGCATATGTCCTGTTTGTCAAACTTTCATAATACCATTATACGCAGGGTAAGGGTGACATTCAATGACATTTCAAAATAATTTTACGAGAAATCGAACTTTTTTCGGAACGCCTGTAACGCTTCGCCGTGCAATCTCAGGGTATGCCTTACACTCATTTCCATGCTTTCGGCAATATCTTCCCACCTGTTGCAGTTTATGTAATACTCGGTCAAAATCGCAATGTAACGGTAATCGTCAAGTGCGTTGATTTTACTGCGGATTTCAGTTTTTAACCGCACAAGATTGTCAATCTCCCGATTGATTTCAGCCTGAAGGTCTGCAATTCTGTCCACAATCCGCATAGGGTCATTCACTCCCGATGTCTTAACAGGCTCGTTTTGCTTAACCGATACCTGTGCAATATTCAGCCTAAGTTTTGACAGCTCGTGTTCTTTCGTTCTGATTAACTTGTCTGAAATCCTGACCGAATATAAATAATCTTTAACCGTCAATCCGTATCACGCTCCAAATTTTCAAGAAAATGACCTACCCTTGCGTATGCAGTTATCATTCCTTCAAATATATAAAAGTCTTTTCCTCTTCGCTTTTTGCTGTCATATACTTGTTTTTGCTTTTTGGATAAGAGCTCTACGCATTCTTCTATATGCTGTTTTAATTCTTCAATTTTCATTCTTCTACCTCACTTTCAAGCCAATGTTTTGTGCAGTCAATGCAATTATACTTAAACTTTTCACCTATTTTGCAATTACAATTAATATATGGTGGGTCACCTGATATGTTATATGGGCAACTACAACTCCGAGCCATTTCATCAATTGACATCTGTTTGATTTTTTCAAAGTTAGTCATTCTTAACTTTTCGCAGCAACTGATTCTCTGGATGTGTGATACTCTGAATGCGGTATTTTTAACTACTTTATTATTTACATCAATGCAAAAATAAAAATTAACCGGTACTGATAAATTAGGGTCGTTTTCAAAGGCTTTTTCACCCGTCTTATGTAAAGTACCCTCAATTACAGTGTTATCCAAAAGAGTAATTGTCACACATCTGCCTAAATACCTTTCAAGTTCATTTCTTGTCATTGCTTTCACTCCTTATCCATTTTTACCCCACAGTAAGGGCAATATGGATACAAATCAATGTCCTCGTAAAAAGTGAGAAAATTTTTACACTCAGAACATAAATAATTTGCATAACCGACACCCTCGCTGTCATATTTCCAACTTCCGTGTTTAATCTCTTCCATTTCACACACCGTAGCATTATTAGGTTTACTATCATCAACTTCGATAATATGCTTAACTGTTTCGGCATTTCGTTTTGAATTAAAGTATATCGTGTTTACACTACCGTCTGCGAACGGTATATCCAAAGCATAGTCACCGCAAATATCACGGATTTTTAATTTATTATCCATTTTCTTTTCACCTCATTTCAGCAGTTCGTCAATTGGAATATTAAAGAGTTTTGACATTTCGATTAGAGTTTGAATGTTAGGTTCAAACTCTCCTTTCTCGTAATTAGAAATCGTACTTCTGCTTACATACAGTTTTTTGCCTAACTCAGTTTGCGTTAGTTTGTGCTTTAATCTTAAAGATTTTAGCTTTTCAGGAAATGCCATTTTTCTCACTCTCCTCAATCGGCTGATTCCAACAATCAATCATTTTCTTCACCTCTCAATGATTCGGCAATTCTTTGTTGATTCTTGCGGATAAGGTCATTTATGTTGCAAAATAAATAATATGTCAACCCTCTTATCTCTTCTATATCATCTGTGACCATAATGCGATTAAGTTCACCGTCAATCATATCACGGGTGTTATTGATTCCCTGTCTGAGTTTCATTTCTATCATTCTCCTTTAATTTTTCGGTTATTCTTTTGGTTAAGCCGTTTTCGTTGGTCAGGCATTCTAAGGCTTGGAGGGCATTGATTACGGTTTGCTCGTTGGTTTGGGACTGATACATCTTACGGACGAAGTCGGCGCTTTTCTTTACATTATCCATAATTCTTTGTGAGAGCATACGGTATTCGTCTGCGTCGTTTCTGTCACGCTTATACTCCGTTCTGAGCTTGTCCTGCCATTCAAGGCAGATGTTTATGTCCCAGCCTTTATGACGGTTGTTGTAGCCGACCTTTGCAAGCCTTGAAAAGTATTTGTATTCGGGCGGAGGAAAGCTTGAATAATCAAGCTGACCGTCAATCGCCTTATCTTCAAGCTGTTCAAATACCTGTGGATTGCTGAAATCATATTTTTTCATAATATACCTCTTTCGGAGGGTAGTGGAAGGTTTGGGGCTATTTTAAAGAACCCTTTCTATATATATAATATTAGTTTATTTTTCTTATACGAAAGGTTATAAAAACCCTCAAACCCTCCACCACCCTCCACCTCAACATTCTTTAAAAAGTGAAATGCCGTTGAAAAAGTTATAGTTTTTGCCTCTTACCTTTTCAAATCGTTTGGCAAGCTCGGTGCTGAATTTGGTATTTGACATACAATATTCGTTGTTATCCCCTGCCCAGCTTGTATAGGCAGCATAGAGCGTGCTTGCCTGCACCGAACCCTCTAACACACATTTATCCTCAATGAATGCCGAAATAACATCCATTTCCCGCCTGTACTCTCTCACGGTCTGAAGAACGGCAGACGGCATTTTTAAGCCCTCTTTCTGCCACAGAATACAGCCGTCAATGCACCATTTAAAAATTGCGGTCATTTCTGCCTTGAGCTTATGCGTAAGGTTCTTGTCAATCTTATCCTCGGGTATCTGAACATTGAACGGAATCATATGTATTCTTCGCCAAATGCCTGTATCCGTGCCTCTGATGATCGGTTTATGGTTTGTCGCCATCCACAGCTTGAACTCGGGCTTGAACTCAAACTCTTCACTGTACAGCTTTCTTGCCGTTACGGTATCGTCACCCGTAAGCTGTTTGAGAAGTCCCTCATTAATTCGCACGCCCTCGTTCGGCTCAACCGAGGTGACAAGCCTTGCACCCTTTAACCGTGCAATGTCGCTGTTTATGGCACTGCTTTGAGAGTTTCTTACCATAATTGTTTCAGGCTGAATGTTTGCGGCATAATCGCCGAATACATCACGGATAACATCAATGAATGTACTCTTGCCGTTTCGTCCCGTGCCGTAAAGGAAGAATGCACATTGTTCAGCCGTTGATCCTGTCAGGCTGTAACCGACCGCCTTTTGAATGTAGCGAATAAGCTCCTTATCGCCTGCAAAAATATCATCAAGAAATGCAAGCCAACGGGGACACTCTGCCGTTTGAGAACAGTCAACCGAAGTAATCTTTGTGAAATAATATTCGGGATTATGCGCCCTCACTTCGCCGTTTTTAAGGTTGATTATTCCGCTTGGGGTATTTAATGCCATACGGTATTTATCCATTTGTGCCGGAAGTACGGGGATATGGTGTTCAACCTCGTTGAGCATTGCTTTTTTTGACTTATTGGAGCGGCTTGCTTTCATATGCTTTTCAAATGCTTTTGACATATCTCCGCCGCTTTCCTCATCAGCCTGCAAGTATAGCTTTGCCTCGGCTTTCATAGCCTCAACGCTCTTGTCTGCCATTCTTAACACAACGCCGATATTGTCAACACACCACTTCATAGAATTGTAGTAGTACCATTTTTTCTCTGTATAACAATACCTTACGCTATCACCGAATAAATCAACAAACCTGTCAGCATTACCCATATCGTCAAAGGTGTAGGCACGCATTTTTTCTTCGTCAACCGCTTGAACAGCCTTGCCGTCACCGATTGAAATTGAGTAATCGTTATGCTGTTTTGGGTTATAGGTCTGCGTACAGCCCGACACAGCCTTTTGCAGGGTTATAATACCGTAGGTTGTGCCTGACTGCTTTCTGTCCCACTTATCACGCATTAAGCCTGATTGTCTGAAAATCGAATCCATCTTGTCGGTATCGCATCCGCACCAAAACGCAAGCATATTGCAGAATGCCATATCACCCTCGCTCTGTGACGCATAAGCCGAAAAATCACCGCTGTACAGAGCCTTGAAAAGACTTCCGTTCTTGGCATTGCAGGCGATTCTGACAATATCGTCAACGGTGTTCGGATTAATCTCAATGTTACGGAGCTTAGGCTGTGGCTCTGTTGCCTTGCCGAGATATTTTGAATGCAACGGTTTTATGCTTTCGGTGCAATCGTTTATGTACGCATATGCAGAGCAGTAATCACCTGTCACAACAAAGAATCTGCCGTTTTCGTACATTTCAAAACCGCCCGAATCATTCTTCGCCTTTCTTCTGCCCTCGGGAAGAGTTCCCTTGCAGATTATGTGAACACCTGTTTTGCTCTGCGAAAATTCGGTGTAGCTCTGCAAAGTGTTCACGAACTCGCTGATTATGTTGTCAGCTCCGCCGTTCTTGTAGTCCTCAATATCGTTTGGCATATCGTCAAGGTCAACACCGAAAAACGGTGAATTTGAGAACATAAAGCCTATGCCTGAATATTTGGCAGATTCTCTGACTGCCGTTTCAAAGTCTGACCAAGTGTCCGAGTTATTCGGCATTGCAAAGCCACCCGTTCTTGGATTTATCGGTTTCTTTGAAATTCCACTGTGCGATTTCGGATCTGGATATGACTGCCAGCACACCCAGTTTTTGTAACCTTTCAATTCCTCGGGAACTGCAAAATATTTATTTTTATTTGGGTTTAAATTTGTAAAGCCCATTTTTTCACCTCCATATATAAGGAAAAGCACGGTGAAAATTGCACTGTTTTATGCAATTCCCGAAGAATTTCTTTAAAATCAGAACGGCAAATCATCGTCAATCGGCATATCAACAAAGCCCTGATTTGCTGTCTGTGCAGGTGCATAACTCTGCTGTGGCTGTGCATAGGCTGTTGCCGTTGAACTCTGCGACTGCTTGAAGGTATGCTTTACTGTCGGATACTTTGTAGGATTGAGCCAGCTGACTCGCTCTTGCATTTTACCGTTGTATTCTTCGTGCTTAACGGTTACACGAACAGGCTTTTTCACAAGCTCACCGAGGAACTGTTCAAGGCTGTCATAGTCCTTGCCGTCGGGAAGTCCTGCCGCCTTGCCGAGAGCCATAACCTGATTAAAGCCGTATCCGTTTACCTGCATATCGTTCTCGGTCGGTTCTCTGCGTTTCCACAAGGTATGGAAGATATAACCGTTTTTGTACCCCTGCTCAACATCGTTTCGGATAACGAACGAAATGTTCAGGCAGGTTTTTTCCTCGCCTTTTGAATTAGTGTAGTCACGCTCCTCTGCCTTTGCTATAAGACACTCATAATCGCCCTCGGGCTTGAGTGAATCAGGCTGTGCCGCCTCGCTCCAATTTGCTTTAAATCCCATAATTTTACTCCTTTGTTATTAACTCTATCGCCTCATCGGCACTTCTGCATACTCCTGCAATAGCGCCGTTGAGCCTCATTATTTGTATAAAATTTTTCTGCTTTTCGGTTGGTTTACCTTTGGGAGTTTTAACCTCGATAAAAACCGCCCTGCCGTCTGATTTTCTGACACCGAATAAATCCGAAAATCCGGGCGGAACTCCCGTGTTGAAATATCTTCCGTCCTTTGTAAAGCCTGCTCCCACATTGATACGGAAAATATCGCAGTACGGTGCGATTGCAACACGGATTTTGTTCTGAATTGCGTGCTCTTCTGTCAAGCTATCATTCCTCTCTTTCGGGCCTGATAATATGCCCAGCCCGATTTATAGTTGTGATTCTTTGCATACTCGAGTAAATCTGCGTAGCTGTGACAATCATCGGGTGTGCTGAAATCAAGCTTGAATCCCTCAACCTTAATGAGCTTTGCAGTAGTGTCGGTTTCAACGGTTCTTTCGGCTGTCGGAAATTCATAACCGCAATGAGGGCATACGGCTTTCTGCCCTGCCGGCGGTGCTGAAAAGGTGAAAAAACATTCGGGGCATTGTCTGACCTTTTCCGCCTGCTCCTTTTCAACCTTTTTGACACTCTGCTTTTTGCGTTTTTCAAGCGTCCATTCTCGGTCGTCATCAGGCATTCCGTGCCTTGCATAGTTGCCGACATGGTCAATGATTACCGCCCTTTTGTTTGGCTTATAGCGCATACATCGCATTGACTGCTGAATGTAAAGCGTAAGGCTGTGAGTAGGTCGGAGCAGAATTGTACATTCGCAGTCGGGCACATCAAAGCCCTCTGAAATCAAATCCACATTGCAGAGGATTGTAATTTTGCCGTTCCTGAAATCGGCTATAATCTGTTCTCTCTGTGCCTTTGGAGTAGCTCCGTCAATATGCTCGGCTGAAATTCCTGCGTCACGGAATGCCTTCGCTGTTGCAAGACTGTGCTTTACCGAAGAACAGTAACAGACGGCTTTCTTACCGTCTGCAAGCTGTTTGTAATATTTGATAACATCACCGAATACCGTGTTTTTAATCATTGCCTTTTCAATATCCGCTGTTACATATTCGCCCATTTTAGTATGTAAACCCGTAAGGTCGGCGACACTCGGAGCGTAGTAGTCATACGGGGCAAGGCAGTTATGCTCAATGAGCCATTTTGTACTCACCCCGATTATGAGCTTGTCGTTGACATCGCCCAAACCGTCACCGTTTAATCGGACAGGTGTTGCGGTGACGCCAACCCTCGGAACATCTGAAAAATGTTCGTAAATGCGTTTGTAGCTTTGTGCAAGGCTGTGATGATTTTCGTCTGTGATGATAAGTGCGGGTTTTGGCAGTTTCTTCAATCTTCGTGTAAAGGTCTGCACCATACCGATTTGGCACAAATCCATAAGCACACCCCAGCGGACAAAGGTTCTGAATATTTGGTCAACAAGCTCTCTCCTGTGAACAAGGAACAGCACTCGTTTCCCGTTCCATGTTGTTCGTCTTGCAATTTCTGCGACAATGCAGGACTTTCCGCCGCCACACCCAAGGACTATGCAAGGGGCTTTGTAACCCTCTCGCCAAGCCTGTCTTACCTGTTCAACAAGGTCATTCTGATACGGTCGAAGTTGCATTGCCTGCACCCTCTCTCTGCTTTTCCTGTTTCTTCTGCTTTATCAGCTTTGCGACGCACTGCATACAGAGCTGTCTGCCGTAATTTTTGGTTGTGCCGTCAATGATCTGTTTAACGGTGCGTTTACCGTCCGAAAGTATCGGTGCTTTGCACTCATCACAATACTGTTCGGGTTGCATTGAATAGTATGTTCTCAATGCTTCATCAACAATTTTAAGGTCATTTGATATGTACATTGAATCAAACAAGCCTATCGGACTTTTACAGGTATCGTTACCGTCCGTTTGTGTTGCAAAAAGATACTTGCCGTCAACGACAACAGTTTTTAAAACCGTGGTAAACATTCCCTCGACCGAGATTTTTTCGTCAAGCAACTTGCCGATTGTTTTAGCTTTCTGTCTACCGTTTTCGTCGGTTTCAATATGGCTGAGAAAATAAACAATCGTGTCATTTGGGAGAGTTTCAACCTCTTTCACAAGCTCCCAAAAATTTTTACCGATATCGGTAAACTTCTGAAAGCCTGTTTCCTTGGCTCTTCTCATATACTCGTTAGCCATGAGATACTGTGCGTCATCAACTGCAATCGACTTGCATTTCTGCTTTTTGATAAAGTCCTCAATATCAATGTAGTTATCGGAATTGATAGAAGAAGTAAATTTGGTTCTGAACGGAAGTGATTTTCCGTTCACATTTACAAGAGCAAGTTCATTTGCTTTGAAATTTCTTAAAGAGGCAGATTTTCCGCTGCCTGAATATCCTAAAACCAATACAGGTAATCCCATAAATAACACCTCACTTAATACTTAATGACTGCTTTGATTCCATATGGACGAAGGGGATTTCTTCGCCCTTTTTGCAAAGAGCCTTGACATCATTCTTTTTCACTTCGGGCATATTGTACTTTAAGAGGTGGTCAAGATTGTGTTCCTCCGTCCACTCAACAAATGAAATTTCATCATCAACAACAAGGCTCGGAGCGTTCTTTTTAAGCGACATAACCGCTCTCGGCATATCAATCTTCTGTCTGCCGAGCGCCTGCATTGACTTAAACAGATAGGTTTTAAGGCTCTCCGCCTGTTTTTCTTTTTGTGACTGTCTTTTTGCAATTGCCGCCTTTTCAGCTTTAAGCATTTTAGCCTCGGCAAGAAGCTGTTTGTAGTAGATTGCAATGCTCTCGGCTTTCTCGTCAAATTCGCCCTCAATGCCCGTGAGAGTATCGAACCACGCTGTCAACATTTTATTCTTGTATGCATCCACATTGGCGATGATGTTGCCGTCATCATCAATCGGCATTCCGTCCGCATTCGTATCTGGTTCCCATTCACTGATTGCATCGTACTGACTGAATAAATCCGAGAACATCTCGGTAAGCTCATAAAGTTTCATTTTCGTTTCTCCTTAAAGATTTGTGTTCTGTGTGGCAAGTGCATTGATAAGATGTTCAACCTTGCCTTTGAAAAATTCCTTGTCCTGTGACTGCTTGGCAAAATCGAGCATACGGACAAAGCTGTCATATGCAATTGAAAAGTATGCCTTGAAAACATCCTTGTCATCTGATGAACCGTCAGCCGTCTGAACATTTTGCAGTCTTTCTTCGTACTCCTCTTTCTGCTTGCGAAGAGCCTCCTGCTTTTCGTCCTCAAGCTGCTTTCTGACGATTTTTTCATTATTGCGATACTCCGCTTCGAGCTCGTCATAATGCTTAATGTTCTCTCTTTCCAAAGCCTTAATCGTTTCATTAAGTCTGCGTTCATTGTCGCTCGGTTCTGCAACGGCAACTTCAATAGGACGGCTTTCAAGCTCCTGAACTTTATTTGTCAGCTTGAAATTTTTGTTCTTTTCCTCTGCAAGCTGATTTTCAATATTGCGGTAGCTTTCTTTTGAAGTGTCCGCCTGTTGCTTGTAATAGTCGGCGTCTTTCTTAGCGTTATTGAGCTGTCTGCAATAGTCAATGCTCTTGTCGGTTGCCTCCTGCTTTTCAGCTTTAAGGCTGTCAATTTCAGTTTTTAACTGCTTGACCGTTGTGTTTTCAAGGTCAAGTTTTTCGGCGATTTCAGCCTGTTCGGGTTCGCTTATGGTAGCGAGCAAAGCAAGTTTTGTAACACCTAAATGTAAACTCGAGTTTACATTTTGAGTGTTTATATTTTCGATTATCGAAATATACTTATGAGCCTGCATTCTGCTGAAACCTACCTCTGTTTCGCAATAGTCCTCAAAGTTCTGATATCCAAGCTCCTTATACAGCTTGTTGTCACGCATTGTTTTAAGTCCGTTGCACATATCCCATATGTTCTGCTGTGCAAGGTTTGCGCTTACGATTATCTTCTGATGAAGCTCTATCGCCTGCTTATGCTGTTCGCTTACTGTTATTTCTGACATTTTTTATATCCTCCAAAAATTCAGCGTATTGCTTTTCAAATTTCTTGATTTCATCCGGCTTTTTAAATCCGCTGTCACGCTCATTTTTGTAACCGTGGCACTGCATTATTTCCAATGTTTCGGGATTTACTTCAATCGTAAAAAACGGGATTTTCGGTTTATCTTTATGACGAATGAAAAGTATTATCGTGTCACCTCTTGCGTGCCGTCTTACATATCCGCCGACGCAATGCTGTAATATTCTGCCCTCTGCTATTATTTCTTCACCGCTTTTTGGGGCAAGCATTATAAGGCTGTCTGTGCTCATCAGCAAAGGAGAAAGTGTCTTTGCCATTTTTGCAATCTGCTCCGTTTCTTCTTTGTTTGCATAGAAAGCAACCTTTTCAAGCGTTCTGTCGTGAGCCTCTTCAAGATGAGCCGGCATTATTTCTTCGATACCCTCGGGAAGTTTTTGGCAGTTATCAAGATAATCCTTCCACAGCATTACTCTCCGATTGTTTTTGCCATACTTCAGAATCTGTCTGTATGTAAGGTTATTTTTGTGAAGTTCATCTACAGCATAAGTACTGAGCTTTGACAGCTTGCTTATGAACTCGCTTGCCATATGAATGGTCGGTTCTTCCTTTATCACACTGCGGTAAAGTTCAATTGCACTTGAATCATAATCTGCGAAAAAGTGCATATCCTCCTTACGACATCCGAGCATTTTAAGCAGATTGGTTTCTTTCCAATGAATTTTATTGAGTGAAAGTTTGCCGTCAATCAAAAGCTCTGCAATATGCTCAAAACCGCCTTTAATCAGGTATTCTGCATTATTGTGCCTTACATATATGTTCAGCCATTTGAGAATCCCTTGAACCGTATATCTGTTTGAAAGCTCATCCGCACACGAATATCTGAGATCCGTATCGGTTATTACATCGAGATTTAAAAGTACGGTTGAGCCCCAGCCTGAATACAAGGTTTTTTCTGACGGACCCCAATACCACGCAAAACCTTGTGATGTAGAGGGGATAACTCCGTCTGTCTTCAGCGGATAAAATGATTTATCATACCAGCTATATGCAAATCTTTGCATTGCGTGCTGTTCATATACATAAAGATATTCATCCGAAAAAGTATATCGGGGCATCATTTCGACAGGATTTTCATTGTACAAATCATCGGAAAATAACTGATATGCCGTTACAAATCTGATGTACAGTCTGCCGTCAACAGCAAAGCAAAAACCAAACTTGCGACTTCTTTCAAGTTTTTTTCTGCCGTAGTACAGGGCTTTTGCTTTTACGCTTTCCTTGCAATGACCGCAGACAAATTCCTGATTATGACAAAGTCGGAGCTGTTCGCCGATGTGCCAGCTTTGACAGCTTGTGCAGAAATAGTCGCAGGTTCTTTTGCTTTTATTTTCGTAGAAAGCATACTGCGGAAAGTACATTGCTATCTGCTTTTCATGTTCATCTGTCAGGTCAGGAATCTTATTAAGCAGGCTGTCAGGATTTTTAATCATGCTGACACCTACCAATCTATAAGATTGCCGAGATCAAGAGTAACAGGATCCGTTTTCTGCTCTGCGACATTAGGTTCTTCAAGTTCGTATTCAGACATATGTATCTGCATTGTGAAAGTAACCTTTGCTCCGGGGAAAATCTTACCGACAATCTGCTGATACACATCAAGGTCGGAAACTGCAGCGGGGAGCTTCTTTCCCACTTCGTCAATCAGGTTTTCAAGGTTTTTTGCAGCCGTAACGGCTCTTGCAAATTCCTCGTTCTGCTCTGAAAATTCGCAGAGCATTTTCTTTACCGGCTCAAGAATTGCTTTAGATTTATGGTCTTTAAGATTTTTTTTGTTGCACAACTTGATTTTTTCTGTTGCAGAGGATATAATTGAATTAGGTTTATTGTTCTTTGTGCTTGTGGCATTCACAGTGTCACAGGCACTTTTTTTATTGCTCATTTCTTCACCCCCACACATTCAAAACCGAAGGATTCGGATTCAGGCGTTTCAAGTGCTTTGAGCTTGCGTTTTAGCTCTCGGTTTTCGTGCCTGTAACCGCTTGACGCTGTTTTTTCGAGTGCAAGGTCCGTTCTTGCGTTTCTCAGTTCAATGCTGAGATGTCTGTTCTCTGCTCTGAGGTTTTCAATATCTTTGAGCAGTTTTCTTTTTGTCGGGTAATTTCTTAACCGCATTTGTTACACTCCTTTCAACGGGTTTGAACCGAGAATATAATTGAGAAACGGTATTCTCGGGATACGGATAGATGTGCCGACTACAATTACATTGAATCCCAATTTTTCGGGTTCGTCCTTTGCCTGTTCACGCAATTTTTGCGGAGCAACTCCAATAGCCTTTGCGGCGTCCTCAGAAAGCAAATAGAAATCACTGCTATCCATAATTTCTTTGATTTTTTTGTTCATCTGAACTGTGTCCATATGTACACCTCCTTAATTTTCGTTGGTAATTTTGTCTGAAACGATTTCGACTGATTCAACATCAGCTACGCTTCCTTTGTATCAATAAGTTTAAGTTTTGCCATTTTCTCACATGCTTTTCGATATTTTATTGCTTTACACGACCTTAAATGTTATGATTAACTATGAAAGGAGGCATAAATATGAATGATATTTTATCGTGGTTGACTTTAATAATATCCGCAGTTTCAACCTTATGCACTTTGGTTCTGTCTTGGATATTATTTAAAAAGGAACAGAACAAAACCTATCTGAAAGAACGATATGAATTAGTGATTTTCCCCATATTCAACCTGCTTGAAGAACATTTGTACAAAAAGGAAATTACTTCTGAAATTAAACAAGCCGTTGAAAAATGCGAAGATATTATTGCCGATAATAAACTTATCGCAGGCGGAAAACTCAGCTATGTATTTTCTCTTCCATTAGATAAAATTAACTTTCAAAGCATTTCAAAATTAGTCGACAAAGAATATGATGATTGTTGTTGTGCTTTAGGAATTCCTTTAAGACCGTTAGATAAAAAGATGTATACATACAAAACACGAAACATAAAAGTTTTAATATTAGGAATTACTAAATATTCAATGCCGTTGATTGCGGTTTTCCTATTATCAGTAATTCTAATTGTACTTTTTGAATACTTCTTTCTTAACGGATAACCCCTGCTTTGATAAGCATTGCTATAATCAGCAGAAGTAAGCTAATTGCGTTGAGAATAAACACTACAAACATTAAAAACTTGTTCAATTTTCATTCTCCTTTGCCCACTTAATCAGATCCATAATTTGAGCGTCGTGCTTATCAAGGTAGCTGTCTATTGTTTTATACAAATGGGCGGCTACTATTTTTATAGCTAATACTGCTGAAACAAAAGCTGTGCAAAGCATTAGCAGTCCTAAAATTATTATTACTTCCGTCTTTCTTCACCTCCTTACGCTGTTTTCTGTGAATAAAGCAATGTGTTATTGTTTTAAACGACCTTGTATGGTAATATTAAACAAAGGAGTGGTACATATGCTTGATAAGAAATGCAGAAAGATTGTAAAATGCTGTTTAAAATATTATCCTGACGAAAGAACTATTCAAACAATAGATTTACAAAAACACCTAAATTTCAGCAAGATTGAAATACGCTATTGCTGTCAGAGATTGAATGAATTAGGTTTCTTTGATTCATTTCAAACTTCAATAGAAGACACGGTTCATTTTGTTCCGAGTTATAAATTGTTTAATTATAAAGAACACGAAAGAACGAAGATTAAAGAGTTTTTGATAAACTCCGTAGCAATACCCGTCATCGTGTCAACACTATCAAGCATACTAATAACGCTGATAACACTGATGATATCAGGGATACTGCAATAGATGTAAAAATCGGGTGTTTCATTAACCATTCAAGGATAAACACCTTATCTCACCCCCTTAGTTTTTGTTGGGTTGCAGTTTCCTTTAAGAAACTACATCAGCAAAAAAAATAGACATAATCTTATCTGAATTAAGTCCGAGAATTTTTGCAAGCTGTGCAATTTCTTCCTGCTTGAAACAAGTGACACCATTTATCCTTGTATAAAGTGTCTTTTTATCAATTCCCATTTTTTCAGCAAGTTTTGGAATTGTAAAATTGTTTCTTGCAATTTCAGCTTTAAGATCACTTGTATTCACTTTCTATCACCTCGTTTCCTTTAGGACACTTAAATTATATACTGCTTTCAGTCCTTTGTCAACCACTTTAGGAAACTTTTTTATATTTTTTCGGTTTAGTAGTTGCTTTTTTGAAACTTTGTGTTAAAATATAGTTACAGACCTCTTATAAGGAGAGACAAAAATGGATATAGGAAAAATGATTAACCAAAGAAGAACTGAATTAAAACTAACTCTTGAACAGGTAGGGCAAGCAGTTGGTGTCGGCAAGAGTACCGTCAAAAAATGGGAAGACGGTTATATATCTAATATGAGAAGAGATAAAATAGCTTTATTAGCCAAAGTCTTAAAAATGAACCCTGTTTCTTTTATTACTGGTGAATTTAAAGAAGAAGAAGACCAAGCAATCCCACTTCCACAAACAAATGTATTTATGCGACCGGTATATGACAGCATTTCGGCAGGGTTCGGAGTGATAGCTCAGGATGTGCCTGTTGACTATATGCCTACATACATCACCTGTCCGTCGGAACAGGATAAATATATATGGATAAATGTTCACGGCGATTCTATGAGCCCTCTGATTGATGACGGCAGTAAAATTCTTATTAAAAAGCAAACCTCCGTTGACAGCGGTCAGATTGCCGCAGTCCTCGTTGATGATGAAGAGGCTGTTGTTAAAAAGGTTCTCTACAGCGATGACACCGTTGAGCTGCATTCAGTCAACCCCTACTATCCACCACGAGTGTTCAAAAATAACGACATCACCCGTGTTCAAATCCTCGGTCTTGTAAAAGAAGTAAGTAAATCACTGCAGTAAGGAGAGTAACTATGGCAAACAATTCACTTATAACATTAAACTGCCCGAATTGCGGCAGTCAGCTTGAAGTTAATTCTACAGAGATGAAAACCAACTGCAAATATTGCGGCACTCAAATTCTTATTAAGGATTTCATTACCGAACGCAGAATTGATAAAAATGACAAAATAAAGGCACTTGAAGATTTGGTAAACAATGCGGCAAATAACGGCGATTATGCAAAGGCATATAAGTACAGCGAAGATATTTGCAAGCTCGATTCATCAAATGAAAACCTTGTCAAGATGAACCTTTTCGGCTTTATGGCAGGCAAGATTGATTTTAACAGTTCATTACTCGATGATTTGTACTCGTTTTCTCCCGATGAACACAGAAGCTACCTCAGCAGGATTTTAGGGGCAGTCAACACTCGTAAGCAAAACGAGCTTGACAAGGCTCTCAAAATTGCCAATGAGCAGAGAAGAAGAACCGAGGCGGCTCAGATTAACAACAAATATACCCCTGTTATTTTTCAGATAAATACCGAGATAAACAAGATGAAGCAAAAGCGTTGCAAGTGCGGTCATATGCTTGAATACAACGAAAATGTTTGTCCGAGCTGCGGTATGAATTACGGTGACTATCAAACTGAACTCACCCGTATTAAAAAGGAAAAGAACAAAAAAATGGTAAAATTGGGCATAATCATCGGCGTGCCTGTTGTAATTGCCATAGTCGTTTTTGCATTTGTTTACAATGCAAATCTTGTGAACAATATAAATACCGCAATTGACAGCAAGAATTATTCAAAAGCTGAACAGCTGATTGACGGCTATCAGGAGGCTAACCCTACACGAACAGATGTTTATGAACTCTACGCCGACCTCTATCTTGCAGAAAACAACCCCGAAAAAGCCATTGAAAAGCTCGAAGAAGGAGTCCGCCGTGTTTCCTCATCAGGCAAAAAAGATTTGCAAAATAAAATTGACGCAATCAAACAGGAATATAATTTGGAATAATCCCATGTCAAACCGTTGCCACAGCACCATACACCGACAGCCATGGTCTGCCGATTAAATAGAATAAATGAAAAAGACCGCCCACAGCTGGCACTATGAGCGGTCAAGGGATAAAATATGAGTAAAAAGAACAGTAAAACACCGTATAACACGGCTAATGAATTCAGATATAGCAAACAATATAATAACACTACCAACGAATATATTCAGAATCGCTTAATTGCTCAAATTAGGTGGTACGGTGATAAAAGCAGAAAAGAGCAAAAACGCTATAAACAGTTATCTGTTGTTTCTATAATTGTAACAGCAGTCATACCGATATTTACACTACTACTTGATTTTGATTTCATAAATACATTTGCTAAAATTGTAATAGCAGTTCTTAGTTCGTGTGCAAGTGTTATTACCGGAATAAACACATTGTATAAGCATAAAGAACTTTGGGTTCAATACAGAACTAATTGTGAACTGCTAAAAAGTGTCCTACATAGATTTTACACACAGTCTGATGAATTTAACGGTAAAACAGAGGAAGAAGCGTTTAAGATATTAGTATCAAGTTGCGAACAATATTTTGTAAAGGAATTTGATAACTGGAATAACATTTACTCCTCAATAGGATCTTCTACAAGTTCATAAGATTTTTCAAAGATGTCAGGTTTACAGGGATACTTTTCGCCCCTTAATCCGGTAATGATATAATCTCCTACACTTGCTTTCATATCACCCTCAAGTGTATGGATAATCATTTCTTTGTCAGTCTGATATGCTTCAATTACAATTGGTTTTTTACGATATTTTTTAATCTTTTGTTCCATTTTTACAACTCCTTAATTTATTTTTAGAAAGGATGATTAT